CTATAAAAAAATGAAGGCCTTGGGCTTGCGGCGCGGCGGCTCTGAGTCGTAACGCATTGGATTCATTGAGACCTCCATGGTGGTTGCGTGTGTGCTGCGTGAGTTGGCGGCACCCCGTGTGCTCGCCGCGTGCTCAACTGCGGGAATGGAAACCAGACGAAGGGCGCTGACTCGGCTGGCCTGATGCTCGACATCACGGCCTACGTAGTACGTGGCAGTGACGGCTGGAGTGGAGTGTCCGGCGAGTTGCTGGGCAACGGCGATGTCGCCACCCGAGTCCCGAATCAGGTGGGTGATGAACGTCTTGCGAAGCGTGTGGAAGGTGGTGCCTTCCGGCATCTCCACTCCAGCGCGCTTGGCGATGTTGCGCAGCAGTCTGGCCGTGTGCCAGGCCTCGTGCCGCATCCCTCCCTTGCGAGGTGCCGGGAAGACGTACTCCGACGTCGCGGTGCGGCGGGCGGCTGCAATCTCCGGCAGCAGCGCCGGATGCAGTGGCACCACGCGCGCCTTGAAGCTCTTCGTCGTCGCACGGCCCCAACTGCGCTGGTAGTGGACGGTGCCAGTCGGCCCCTCATCGAAATGAAAGTCGCTCCATCTCAGCGCGCCGAACTCACCACGGCGGCCACCTGTGAGCACCGCCAGAAGAATGAGCAGCCGGAACTGCCCGGCCGCCTCAAGCACTCTCTCCACCTGCTCGCGGGACAGGAACAGGACATCCTTCTTGGCGACCTCTGGCCGGGGCACGGCCTTCCACGGGTTTTCGCGCGCGACGCGCAGTCGGTTGACGCCGTACTCCCAAATGAGGCGCCCGCGGATGTGCAGCTGCCGCACCGTTGCCGCCGCCTGCCCTGCCGTGCGCGCCTTCGCGAGCAGCGCTTCGCAGTCCGCCGGCGTAACGTCGGACGTGGGCTTCCGGCCGAAGTGTGGGTCAAACCAGTTCTTCATCTGCGACTTCATCGGGTCCTGACTGGACAGGTGCGCGTGGGCCTCAAGGTACTGCGAGTGGAGCTTCGTGCAGGGGATGATGTTGAACGCCGCAGGCTCCAGCCCAGCGCGCCGCTTCTCCCCCAAGAGGTGAAGCTCCATTGCCCGCTTCGTCGCGGCCTCTTCCAGAGCCTCGCCGCACGGCTCGCGAATGAGGGCGCCGGCCGCGTCCTTGTAGCGCACGTACCAGGTACCGAAGTCTGGCGCCTTGCGATAGAGGCGCTTGCCGGCCGCAAGCACGGCCTTTCCAGCCTTGTTCGGCCGGAAGTAGGCGCCGGGCTTCACTGCGTTCCCCCACTCGACCGCGACGCCACCCAGGCGCGAACCTTGCTCGGGTCGAAACGCACATTCCGGCCAAGGCGAATGAAGGGGAGTCCGCTGTTCATTCGCACCTGACGCCACACCCAGTGGGGAGACACCTTGAGGTAGGCGGCCGTCTCAACAGCCGTCCAAAGGCCCCCCTCCGGCACCACAGTGAGGGTCGGCGCTCTCAGCCCCACCCCATCTCCGCTACCGCTGTCGCAGTTGCCCATCACTGGTTTTCCACCCCTGAACATCCTATCAGATACCTCGACGTACTGACGTCCACCGCCGGGCCGTGAGTGAGCAGATGCACGGCCGCTGCCAATGTCGAGATGGCGACTGCACCTGTCCTCGCCCGAGCGCCGCTATTCGCCATCTCCATGAAACACAAGGTGCGCCTCAATCCACCGCAGCCTATTTCACGCGACACACACGCACTGCGACCGCCACGCCTCTCGACAAATACACGGAACCGGCATCTCTCCTGAGCAGCAGAACTTCACCCTGAGACACACCCCAACCACGCACTGTCTAATACTGTCAGCGACAGGCAATCCGGTGTCTGGGATTGGTGTCGCAAACGTGGACGGCCACGGGCGGTACACGCCGTGCCCTGCGTCTCGGCTCGTTGCTGTCGGGAGCTGGGCGGGCACGGCGCACCTCGAAAACAGCACGCCGACGGCGACGGTCAGGAGCACCGTCGGGTGCCGGAGCAAAAGCCGTCCAGCGCACTGGTGCGGCCCCTGCTCTCGAATCTGTGGGATGCTCGCTGACTGACCGTGTAACGCTCAGCGAGGTTGATGCTGCGGCCAAGGTGCCCCCTGGGGAGGGGGTTTGTCAAGTCTTGCTGGGCTGACAGCGACTCCCGCTCAGTCGCCGTCGGTGTGCTGCCCGTGTCGCTCCTGGTGCTGCGGACACTCCCACGCGGCACCGCAATCACAGGCGACGCGCACGGACGAAGCGCAGCAGGTGCCCGCGTCGCGCCTGGCTGCGGTGAGCCGAGGCGGCGGCCGACGCGGAGCACGGCGCGGGCGAGCTGCGACAGCGGGCGTCACCGTCCGCGCTCCCGGCCAATGCTCATGGGCACCGGACGCTCACCTTTGATGGGCAGGTAGCAGTTGCCCTGGTGCTCGACGGAGCGCTCCGGGCAGTTAGGTGCCTTGGCATCAAGCTTCGCCCAGCAACCACCGCGGATGGCGACATATCCCTTCGGACAGGGCGGGGTGTCCTGCCCTTCGAGCGGCCCGTCAGGCATCACGATGCGCTTGCGCATCGTCCATGGCTCTGGCGTCGAGCTGCCATGGAGGATGTCAGTGTAGGCCACGTTCGCAGGTGTCGCAGGGACGTCCCAGGTGAACTCGCTCCGTGGCGGCTCCTGCACCCGAACGTGGACCGTGGCCCCGGGCCACACCAGCAGGAGCAGCCCGGCAGCGACCGCAAGCGCTGGCGACCACCGATGGCGCCCGGCCCGCGTCCGAACCGGGATGCTGCTTACTGGTGGACACACGCGCGACAGGTGCTCACGCACGGCCTGCCCGTGTCCGACGTGTTCCACGAGCTCGGCGGCGCCCTCGAGCGCCCCCAGCACTGCCTCAGTGACGCGGCCCCGGGGAGGCGGCTCCCCTTGCACCTGGATCGCAACACCTCCGGGGGTGGGTAAGGCCGTGACGAGCACCTGCACGGGCTGCAGTTGCAGGTGCGGCGTCTCGCCTGTTGCCGCCTGAAGCAGCGCGGGCTGTCCCTCGTCACCGCGCGAGAGGTAGACGCGCCCCATGCGCTCCGGTAGCCCGCGCACTCTTGGCCCGCGGTACGGGCCCTTCGCGGCGCTCACTTCGAGCCGCCCTTCTTCGCGGCGGACTTCTTCTTGGCCGTCTTCTTGGCGCGCTCTGCCTCCTTCGCGCGCTCCATCTCCGCCAGCATGGCGTCGGTGACCTCGCCTTCGAGCGCCTCCCACATCTTGATGCCCTGGGCGTGAAAATCCCTGCTCACGTCGGTCTTCGTGACCGGCTTCCGAGTGATGGGGGACTTGATGCCACGCTTCGCCAGCACATCGGCGATGTACTCAAGCTTCCGCCAGTTCCTCGCGGTGTCGAGCATCAACTGCCGCTCGAGCTCCTCCAGCGGGTCCGGCTTGTCCATCAGTCCCATCGGGACGATCTCCTTGCGTCGGGTGGCTGCCGCCACAGGCATGACTCCCCTCCTTATGTGGGCGGCTGCGTCCATGGCAACCACCTCGTGAGCCCCTCACATAGTACCCACGGATATATTTTCCGCAAACCACTTGCAGATATATATCCGAGGCGCTACCTTGAGTTTCGTTGGAACGGCGGACGGACGGGGCTCCCGGGAGGGAGAGGGGCGGGACGGTGCGCGAGCTGGGTGGCCAGCGAGGACGCCGAGGCACGCAGGACACAGGGGGCAGCGATGACGGACGAAAAGACGGAGAAGATGGTGGAGGACGCGCTGGAGCGGTGGCGTAACCCGCCCCCGCTCACCGAGGACAAGAAGCGGCAGGCGCGGGCGGCCGAGGAACTGCTGGAGCTCATCGGCGACGACGAAGACTGAGTGGCCCGGCCCTGCGCACACCGCGGGGCCCGCCTGCCGGAGCGCATCCGGCCTCTCACCCCAATCCCTTGCAGGAGGCGCCCATGGCGCTGCTGGCGGAGCTTTGCCTTGTAGTCGACAGCCGAGAGGACCCGGGCCCCTGGGCACGGCGCGCGCTGCTGGTGCTCGAGTCCCGCGCCACGGCGGCCGGAGTGCGCACCTGGATGGTGGAGCGCGCCGTGTACGGCACCCTCCTCCTCGGCGCCACGGTGGCCCAGCATCACGCCACGCTGGGCGCGGCCCCGCTGCCGCAGGCGCTGGCCCAAGTGGCCGGGCTGACGGTGTCCCTCGTGGCGCTGCTGATGGGCGCCGAACTGGACTCGATTGCGGCCCGGGAACGCGAGCAGGCCGAGGCGGAGGGCCGCGAGCCGGTCCTCGTGGAGTGCTCGCCGCGCGCCGCGCAGCTCCGCGCCCTCCTGCCCTGGCTGGGACTCGCCGGCCTGGCGCTGGCCTTCGGTTGGCTCGGCGCGCTCGGTTTCTGTTGGCGCCTCGCATACCCCGCGTGGCGCCGCTGGTACCGGGTGCGCCGTCCGCTGGGCCTTGGGGCGGCGCCGTGAGCGGCGACCTCACGGACGTGGCCCGCCGTCTGCGCGGGCTGGAGCCCTGGTGGCGTCCGTCCGAGTCGGGCCGCATCCGCCAGTGCCTGGAGGAGGCCGACGCCCTCCCCGAGCGCCAAGCCCAGGCCCGCGAGGCACAGCGCGCGGCGCAGGACGAGCTCGCGAAGCTCCGCCCCGACGGCACGCCCGCCACGCAGGCGCGCTGGCGCGAATTGCAGGGCACGCTGACGGCACAGGCCCGGGTGCTGCGCGAGCTGGACACCGAGGAAAGCGCGCTGCTCGCGGCCCTGAGCGTGGAGCTGTGGTGGGCACGGACGACCGCGTGGAACGAGGGCGTGGCACGTATCAACGCGATGGAGGCCACGCAGCATTGAGAGTCAGACTCCCCGGGTACTGTGTTTGTGTATCAACCTCGGGGATTCAGTGCGATTCGACGAGCGATGCCACGCATACACCGAGGACCCCGAGCGCGCGTGGGTGCTGTGCGAGTTGCGGTACGGGCACGAAGGCAAGCACCGCGCCGGTGACATCGAGTGGGACGACGAGGCCAACGAAGTAGAGGCCGAGTTGAGAGAGCTACTGCGCCGGGCCGAGCAGGCCGCTGGCGAGGAATACGAGTGAGAGGGTTTGACCAATGACGTCAGCAACGGCAGGACTCGTTTATCACCCCCCGGCGGAGCCTCAGCGGAAGCTGAGTCTCGTGCGGAAGCTTGCAGAGGTGATGGGGTCGGTCGGGCACGTCCCGAAGTCCGGGCGTAACAACTTCCACAAATACGACTACGCCACGGAGGCGGACATCGTCGCGGCTGTTCGCACGGGGATGGCGGACCGCGCCCTCATGCTCATCCCCACCGTCGTGGACACGAAGTGGTCCCCTCCGGATCGTCAGAAGGACCGCCTCGTCACGCTGACCGTCCGCTTCACGCTGCATGACGGAGAGAGTGGGGAGGCGCTGTCCTTCGAGGTGTTGGGCGAGGGCCAGGACCCGGGCGACAAGGCGACGTACAAGGCCCTCACGGGCGCGACGAAGTACGCCCTGCTCAAGCTATTCTTGATTCCCACGGGAGACGACCCAGAGCAGGACGACGCGAACCCGCGCGGCGGGCAGCAGAGCCAGCAGCGGACCGGCCAGCAGGGGCAACAACGTGGCGCGCAACAGAGCCAGTCGCGCAACCGGCAGCAGCCCGAGCAAGGCCCCCAGGGGAAACAGCGAGGCGGCCAACAGAGCCAGCCACGGAACGGCCAGCAGCCCCAGCAGCCCCCCCAGGAGAAGCAGGGTTCCGCGCAACAGGGCAAGCCGAACCAGGTGGCGGAGCAGGGCGAGCGCCGCACCACCTCCCCTGCCTCTCGCGACTCACGCCCGCCCGAACAAGCGAGCCGCACTGAGCCCCCCGCCGGGACCGCGCCCACGGATGCCATCGGCTTTGGCAAACACAAGGCAGTGCGGCGCACGGAGGCCGCTACCGAAGTCCTCGTCGAGGCAGCGGCAGAGGGCGAGGCCATGCTCAAGCGGCAGCCCAACATCTTCAATGCTCCGGCGCTGAGGACCTCGCTCGACGCCATTCATGACGAGTTGGTGCTCCGTAATAAGGCGCCGGTTGGGACGAGCGCACCACAGAGGGCCACAGCGGCGAAGTGCGGCTTTGGCCCCTGGAAGAATCAACCCATCTCGTCGATGACGGACGGCGAACTGAACGCCGCAGTGGACATGGCCAACGAGAAGCTGCTGGAGGAGCCCAAGGCGCAGTGGGCGCCGGCGATGGAAGCCAACCGAGACCTGCTGCTCGCGGAGATTTCCCGGCGCGGAATGCTCGCGGCCCAAAACGGACGCGAGCCGGGCTCTGACGGCTGAGCATCACCACGCGGACGGAGCTGCGGCCCCAGCTCTCCGCGCAGCCGCCTCCCATCAGGCGGCACCCCGCGCCCACACGGGCGGGGCCTTCTCGTGGTGGCGGGCGGGCCAGTCGCTTCTCGGCGCTGGGCCGATCTACCCCGCCCGCCATCACACCCGCCGCGGATTGGCCGCGGCGGTGCAGTCCTCACGGCGTGACGCAGACGCCACGCGGTGCTCGGCCGGGGTTCAGCCCCCCTACCCGGCCGGGCGCCGCACCTTTTCCATGCAGCACCAGGAGGCAGCCATGTCGCAACCGACCATGACGCGCGAGAAGTTGGCCAAGCACAAGGTGCCCATCTACACGCTGGCGGCGCCAGTAGCTGGGTGGGAAGTCGGCCCGGGTGGAATGGTGGGCCCGGAGGTGACGATTCCCGTGGGCGCCCAGATGGTGTCCGTCACCCGGGAGACGTGTCACCTGTTGCTGGCGCGCTACGGCGACGACCAGAGCGTCGCCGACGTCATCTTTCCCGACGGCCGACACGAGTCCGTTTTTTACCGGCTGTCGGATGCGGCCACCGCCCTGCCTGAGTCCGTTCAGCACGTGGCGTGGTGCGCGGAGACGCAGACCTACGAGCCCGCCTGAGAGTCCCCGCCCGGGAGTCCCCTCCTGGGCCGCGTGACGGGCACGACACGCCCGTCCCAAGCCGCACCCCACGCAACAATCACAACCACGGAGCAACCAATGCGACTCCACATCGCAACGCTACTCGTCTGTCTGCTAGGCCCCCTTGCTGTCGTCGGCTGCTCGTCGTCCCCAAGGCTCTGGCGCCCACATGGCTTCGCCAGTCCGCCGGGCGTCCCCTCGGATGTGTGGGACGTGTGCGCCAATTCGATGTTGAGCGACACGAGCCGAATCATCACCGGCCCCTCGCACGAGGTGGACTTTCAATCCATGAAGCCGTTCGAGCAGGACTGCGTGCGCGCGGAGTACCTGCGCTCGTGCCTCGCCGAGGCATACCAGTTGGAGCGCGCGCAGGGCCCCAGGCTGCGCCCCAACGCCGTGAGTTGGAGCGCGGACTGGAAGGACACCTTGGATGACGCCGTTGACAAGTACTGCGACGACGAAGGCGGCGGCACGCCCGGCGCCCGCGGCCTGGTCCGAGCCCTCAACGAGAAGGCCGAGGGAAGCGGTCGCCGCTGCATCCCCTGCACCGTCCACTGACGCGCCGCTCTGACTCCACTGCTCGGGCGGGTGACGCCCCGAGCACCGCCGCGGAGCAGCAGCGCACTCCCCTCGACCTGCCGGCGCACCTCCGGCCCGCGGCCTCGGCTCACGCCGACGCAGCAGTCCCTCGCAGTCCCAGGAGCACCCCACACGTATGTTCCATCGACTCGTTGCACTTCTCGCCGTAGCTCTCGCCAGCGCTCCCGCGTTGGCCCAGCAGTCCACGTTGTATGAGGGCGGCAAGGTCTTCACCGCCCGCGATGATCGGCCCTTCGTCGAGGCTTTCGTGGTGCGCGGCGGCAAGGTGGCCGCCACCGGGAGCACGGGCGACCTCCGACTGCTGTTCCCCCACGCGCGCAGGGTGGACCTGAAAGGGATGACTGTCGTCCCGACGCTCAACGACTCCCACGCCCACGTCGCGAAGCTGACGGACGAGCGGTTCATCGTGGGTCCGCATCCATCCACCTGGGCGCCCGACGGCGGACCGACCGTCCAGGAGTGGGTGGTCTACATCTCGGAGCGCGCGGCGCAGAGCCCCGCCGGAACGCCCATCGTCGGGTACTACGGGAGGCGACTCTACGAGGACCTGAACGCCATGGGCGTGACGGCCCGTGACTTCCTGGACAGCATCACGACGCAACACCCCGTGGTCCTGCTGGAGTGGAGCGGGCACGCCAGCGCGTCCAACTCCGCGGCGCTCGATGCTGCGGACATCCGTGACTTCCAGCCCGACCCCTTTGGCGGGTGGGGTGGGCGCGATGACACCGGGCGCTTGACGGGCGTCCTCCAGGAGTACGCCATTCTCCCGCTGGTCCGGTACCTGAGCCGGATGGTTCCGGATGCGCACTACGTCTCGCAATATGGCGGCTGGGTCGCTGGGGCTGAGTCCGTGGGCGTGGGCGAGACGCACGATTACATTTTCGTGGATGAGGGCGAGCGCTTCGCGCCGGTCATCCAGCAGCTCCCGAGGCCGGATGCCATCGTCCCGCACTGCATCATCACGCGGGCTGGGCAGCAGTGTGCGCCAGGTCCGGACGGCATCATCCGCAGGAAGGTCTTCAGCGACGGGACGCAGGTGGCGTGCAGCGCCTACGTCACCGCAGCCTACCTTCGCCCGGAGTGGTGCCCCACCGGCTTCGATGTGAACGCAGGCTACGGCATCAAGAACCTGACCGACGCCCAGATGGACTGGGCCATCGACGACACTCTTCAGCGCGGCGGCATGCTCTCCGTGCACGCCATTGGCGATGCCGGCATCGAGCACATCCTCTCGCGGCTGGAGGCGCGGCCGGGCGTGAACTGGAAGGGCAAGGTCTCCATCGAGCACTTCAACGTCACGGGTGAAAGCCACGTGAAGCGCGCGAAGCGGCTCAAGGTGTCCATTAGCGGCATGGGCACCCACCAGTTCCTCATCCCCAGCATGATGGTTGAGCAGCACCCGGGCCACCTGCACACGCACGCGCTGAAGCTCCGTTCCCTACTGACGCCGGAACTGGACGACGACGGGGTGACGGTGCTGGAGCCGCTGACGCTCGCTCTCGGCTCGGACGCCTTCGGACCCCATGCCCCGTCCCCGTGGCTGGACGCGATGTTCCTGGTGACGGCGCCCTTCAACCCCACCGAAGCCCTGTCGATGGAGCAGGTGGTGCGGGCCTACACCCGTGGCACCGCGGAGGCGCGGCTCCGCGCGGACGTTGGTGTGCTGGCTGCCGGGAAGCGAGCCAACTTCGCGGTCCTCTCCCAGGACGTCTTCGCCGTGACGCCGGACAAGCTTCCGAAGACCGGCTCGGTTCTCACGGTGATTGACGGCGCCGTGCGGTGGAACACGGGCGTGCTGGACCTGTCCGTCCCCTGAGCCCTCCCCCTCGCTGTGACGTGAGCGCGGGAGGTGCTGCCCAGGCCGCCCGCGCTGTCTCCCCAACCAACGAACGCACGAGTCCACCAATGGAATACGTCGAAGTGAAAGCACCGTTCGTCGGAGCGCGCTTCACCTTCTCTGGCCCATGGGAGGAGCACGAGCAGCACAAGGGCAAGAGCGGCGTCATTCTCGAAGTGCTCCAGAACACCGAACTGGACGACCCGGAGGACCAGTACCGCGTGCGGCTCGACGACGGAGTGGAACTCGTCGCGTGGGCCGAGGAACTGGGTGGCTTCTACGAGCCCTCCCCCTGATTCGCGCGCGGCCGGTGCTGCCCAGGCCGCCCGCGCTGTTTCCCCCAACCCGTAATCCTGGAGTGCTGACGATGCGCTGGATGCTGTTGTTGACGATGTGTGTGGTGGCCGGGTGCACAAGCCCGAAGCCCAGCAGATTCTCTGCGGCCCAGAACCGTAGGGCGCAGGCCTCGATGGACTGCGTCGACGCGGCCGAGGCGCAGGTGGCTGGCGGCGACTACGCCGGCTGGTCCGCCGGTGAGACGACGTGCCTCCAGCGACTGGTGGCGTCCGACTGCGCCAGCAGGGCGTGGGCGCAGGACGGGGACGCCCAGTCCTCTGAGGCAGCCGCGCGCTACCAGTCCCGCGTCCTCGAGGACTGCGGCGCCGACCTCACCGAGCGAGTCCGCGCCGCATTCGAGTCCGGACTCTGATCTTCACGGGGCTGGGTGACTCACCGCGCCCAGCCCCTGCTGTCCTCTCGCTGTACCCGAGGTGCCTGCGATGACGACGTGCAAGACGATGGAGAGCGCGGTTGCAGAACTGCGCAGGATGGCGACGCTGGAAACCTTGTGGACGGATGGCCAGTGGCGGGACGCCGTGGGGGCGCTGCTCGCGGCACTGTCCGCCCAGCAGCCCCCGCCCACGCCCGAGGAGGCGGCACGGGATGTGGCGAGCGTCATGGCTGCCGTAGAGGAGGCGCCCTTTGATGACGCGCGGCCCGCCTACAAGACCGACGCCGAAGACGCCCTCTCCCGCCTCGCCGCCCAGGCCGCGCGGGTGCCGGGGCTGGAGGAGCAGGCGCAGGCCGACAGGTACGCGATTCACGGAGCGCTGATGTGGTCCGGAGCGTGGCCCCTTGGCGTTGAGAAGCTGAAGCCCACCCGTCACGTCTCCGCCCTGTTGGAACGCCTGACGCAGGCCGAGTCCGAGCGCGATGCGGTCCGAGAGGAGTTGAAGCGGGAGAAGTCCCTCCGGAAGACGTGGGCAGACAACGTCCGGCAGGTGGAACTCGTGCTCGGCTTCGACCGGCCAGACGGCATGACGCTGAAGGATGCCAAGGACCACATGGCCGGGGTGTCCACCCTCCGCGAGCGCGTGGCCACGCTGGAGCAACGCACCTTCGCCGCCGAGGGTGAAGTGCTCGAAGCTCGGAAAGAGCGTGACGCTGCTGTCCGCCGTGGGGATGAAGCCGCCGCCCACTGGAATAGCCTCGCGGATGGCTGGCAGGAGACGGCCGGAAAGGAGCTGGCGCGCGCCGACACCGCCGAGGCCCGCGTGCGGGAACTGCTGGACCTGCTGCGCAAGCACGCGCGGCGAGTCCGGTGTCCGGACTGTGAAGGCATCGGCTCGCGGACGTGCAGCACCTGCGAGGGGGACAAGGAGTGCTTGCCCCCAGAGGTGACGGCCGCTCTCGCCTCCCACCCCGCGCCCACCACCGGGGCGAAGTGCTCGCATTGCGGTGGCAAGGGATACGACGTGGACACGGACGAAGAGGGCGGAACCCAGAACGAGACGCACTTCCCGTGCTCGCGCTGCAAGGGCAAGGGACTGGAGCCCTCCCCCACCCCGCCGCCCGGGCTGCTGGAGGCGGTGCTCGCTGCGGTGAACGCCGAGCGCTCCGGATGGGACATCGGAGGCGACCGAAGCGAGGCCGTGCATACGGCCTGCACCAACCTGGAGAACCGCATCCGTGTCGCCTTCGACGCCGCGAAGGGCGGGGAGGTGCCGAGCATCATCGTGGAGGGCGCCCAGCGTCCCAATGACGACCGAGCGCCCACGTACATTCGTGCCGAGTTCCGCGAGTGTCCGGCGTGTGCGGCAAAGCCCGGCAGCCCGGCCCTGTGCCCGGAGTGCCTGGAGCGCCGCGAACTGTTCGCGTGTCGCGAGGGCGCCGCGAAGTACCGCGCGGCGGTGGAGCGGGCCCGTGATGTTGCAACACTCGCGAAGGTGTCTTTCGAGGCGTGGCGCGAACACCGGCGCCCTCCCAGCAAGTTGACCGAGGATCAAGCACAGGCAAGCGCAGTGGCGCGGCATGTCCTCGGCCTCGACTCCTCCACCCCCAGCGAGACGCTGGACAAGGCCAGGGTGGTGGAGGTGCTGCGCAAGTGGCTGCCTCCCACTCACGCTGTCTTCGAGGACCTCGGACTCGACACGCCACCGACCAGGCCGGGAGTCGGGGAGCCCCCCTCCCGTGACGACGTGCTCAACGCCTTCGCCGTGGAGGCGGACCCGGCCGGCGCGCTGGAGCGCTACCAGCGCGAGCACCCTGCCCTTGCCGAGGACCTGGCGGCGCTGTTCCGCGAGGTGCTCCAGCCTCTGGTGGAGCAGGAGGGCCCGCTGGCCGCCGAGGACGAGGCGCTCATCGACAAGGTGTGGACGCAGCACGCCGCCATCAAGCCGAAGCCCACGGTGGACCTGTGGCCCACGCTGACGGCCTTCTCGGCGGAGATGCGCCGCCTGCTGGACCACCACCGCCCGCGCAAGGGTGGCCGCGAGGGCTGGGTGCGCGACATGCCCGCCGCCCTCCTCCGCCGCGTCCAAGAGGAAGCCGACGAGGTGGAACTGGGCCTTGCCGCGCGTGTCTCACCGGAAGTGCTGCTCGCCCGGTGCGCCGACGTGGCCAACATGGCGATGATGACGGCCGACGCCTACGCCCACCAACGCGCGCGGATGACGCCCGTGCCCGCGGTACCGCTCATCGAAGGCCCGGTTGACGAGCCTTCCGCGACGCCCGATCTGCACGCCGAGCACTGCACGCCGGACGAGTGCAAGTACGGCGAGGGCCGGGCGTGCACCATGTGGCATGACCCGGCGCTGGAGGGGAAGCCTCCGCAGCGAGTGGTGTGGGAGGACAAGGACGTGCGGGTTCTCGCCAACGGGACGTTGCTGATTTTCGGACCGCATGGCTGGGGCCAGCCCCTCACGAAGACGATGCGCCTCCAGCGCCTCGCCCGCGCATTGGCCAAGGCGAAGTTCGACGCTCGTCTCGCTCGCGCCAGCCTCGCGAGCAGCGAGGAGGCACTCCGCCAGAAGGACAAGGCGGTTGCCGAGGACACGCGGGAGCGGGTGGCACGCATGGTGGAAAACGTCGGGCTCAAGAACCTGGCCTCTGTCATCCGCGCCGCCCCCCTGCGCGGGAAGGCGGTGCGCCGTGGGTAAGCGCACGTTCGCCGCCGGCACGACGGTGGCCGTTTCCAAGACGGAGGCCGAAATCAAGGACCTGCTCCGCAGTCGCGGGGCCACGCGCACCGCCTTCGCCGAGGAAGAGGGCCGCGCGGTGGTGCTCTTCGACCTGCAGGACAGGCGCGTGAAGTTCACCATGCCCCTGCCCCTCCCCGTCCACCGCAGCTTCACCCACGACAAGCGCGGGAAGCAGCGGACCCAGGCCGCCGCCACCCGCGCATGGCAGCAGGCCTGCCGCGAGAAGTGGCGGGCCCTCCTCCTCACCATGAAGGCCAAGTTCGTCAGCGTGGACAACCAGGTCGAGACGTTCGAGGAGGCCTTCCTCGCGCACATCGTCACGCCTAGTGGGAAGACGGTGGGGCAGCACGCCTTGCCCGCCGTTGCCGAGGCGTACCGCACGGGCACCATGCCCCCGCTTCTGCCATCCGGAGAGGTGCACCGTGGCTGAGCCGACCGTCTACCAATACCGGCTGCGCACCCCGAAGGGGCGTTGGATCGCAGACGTCGTCATGCTCAGCGACGGCTACTTCTCTGCCGTCTCCAACTGCGGCGGCTATGCCTACCGGTGGGGAAGCCCGGGCAAGGAGTTCCGCGCCTTCGTCGCCGACCTGGAAGATGACGCGGACTACCTGTGCAGCAAGCTGGGCCGGGCCACATGGTGGGATGGCGCCGCCACACTCAAGGGCATCCGCGAATACATCCTTGAGTCTCGGCGCAAGAGCGGCTGGACGAAGGCGCGGGCCGCCCAGGAATGGCAGACGCTGGCCGATGCCCTCTCCCCCTACAGCGACAGCAGTCCGAGCGAGCACGACGAGATGGACGTCCACCAGTTCCACGACTGGTACGGCGAGACGAAAATCGACGATGGCTACGAGTTCGCGACGTACGACTACGAGCCGCAGCTCCGCGCGTTCTGCCGCGAGGTGATGCCAGTCCTGGCCGCTGCCATCCGCGAGCAGCTCAAGGCCGAGGCCGCAGCAGCCCCTGCGACGGGAAGCGAGGTGGCCCATGGGTGAGAGCACTTCCCCGTTCACCATCAAGAGCGCAGCGCCCAGAAAGACGCGCATCCGCGACCTCGTCAACGTCTACAGCAAGGCGTCATGCCGGGTGTGGCTCACGCTGGACCGTCGCACGTTGGAGTTGGTGGAGGCCGATTCGCTGGGCAAGCCGATGGACGTGGGCACCCCTCCTGAGTGGCTGACCTACGAGTTGGAGCAGGACGGCTGGGACAACCTGGTGGACTACCCCTATCGCGAGGCGGAGCGCGTCGGGTGGGCACTGGCGTGCGGCATCGCGCCTGGCCAACCCTTCCTCGTCGAGGTGGACCCGCCTGTGCACAGCACGCACTGGACGGACTGTGGCTACGAGTACGACACGGACTACAGCTCCGAGCTCGTCCGCGTGACGCCGCTGCCACCGGAGGACGTGGCCCGGCGCTGGGAGGTGTGGCTGTGGTGGGCGGCGCTGGACTGCGACGCGCGCGAGCGCGCCGCCGCAGCCCAGAAGGCGACGACGGAGGCACAGCGCGCGCTCGCACTCGCGGACCCGTCCGCGCTCTTCATCACCTCTGACGTCTACTTCGGCCCCCGCGATTCCATCGACTACATGCCGAGCGGCCTTCGCATCTACCTCAACAGCGCCCACCTTGGCCGGGGTGGCGGCGTGCTCGTGTCCGGCGAGGACGACAGGGGCGACCCGGGCAAGGCATGGGCCATGTTGCTGGAGCGCGCGGCCACGGTGCTGCCCAGCGTGCGGCCCGACTATCTCCGTGCGCTGCCGTGGCACCGGCCGCATATCAACCGGGAGGAGGTGCGCAGTGGACTGGACTGATGAGTCGCACCGAAGCCCCTGCGCGAAGTGTCCGTACCGCAAGGACGCGCCCCTTCGCCTGTGGCACCGGGACCACTTCCGGAAGCTGCTGCGCGACGATGAGAACGAGGTCGGCGGCCCGCTCTACGGTTGCCACAACGACGGCAAACGCCCCCGGGAGGAGGTGCGCCCCTGCGTCGGCTGGCTGCTGGACCAGCGCCGCCGGGGCACGCCTTCGATTCAACTCCGGCTCGCGCTCGTTCGGAACAAGGTGGCGCAGGACATGTATTCGCGAATCAGCAACGCGGGGCTCCGGCTGTACACATCCATCCAGGCGATGTGCCGTGCCAACGGAGTGCGACGCAACGGAGGTGCCAGGTGAGCGCGCGCCCCATTGAGGTGACGGTGCTATCCCCCGCGGGCGAGCCCCTCGGCACGTGGACGGGTACGCCCACCAACGCCCTCTGGCGGGCCACGCGCCAGACGCCGCGACTCACCGTGTCTGGTGCCACGCGCCCGTGTGAGCGACACGGCGAGGGCTGGGCGTTGCGCCTGCAAGAGGGAGAGCGCCCGCCCAAGAACAACGGGAGGGCCCGCTGATGAGCGCCCCCCTCGGAGGCTCGTACCGGTACACGCGTGAGGGGCGCGGCGTGTTCCACTTTCCCCTCGCGCGGCCGTGGACATGGGCGCTCACCCATCACGGCATGTGGTCGGTGTTCGTGGCGGACGTCGAGCCCGCACGCCAAGGAGTCCCTGCCCGGCGCCACCCGCTGCACCCGCCCGCCGAGCTCATGGGTTGCTGGCTGGCCATCTACGCGACGCAGGAGTACGACGCCGAAGCGGTCCGCTGGCTGCGCGAAGCCCATGGCTTGGAGGTGCCCGCCGGTGACGTGCTGCCGGCCGACAGCTACGTGGCCGTGGCCCGGCTCGCCGAGGTGTCCACGGTGGGCAATGACTACCGGGCATTCGGCCGCGACCCGTGGTGGGCGCCGCGCAACGCCCCGTTCTGTCGGGGCACCATCGCTTGGTGGCTGGAGGAGATTCAGTACGTGGAGCCGCTGCCGTCCGCGCCCGCGAAGCGCCTGGCGCCGGTGGACCCGGGGCTGGTGCCGGAGTTGCGCGAGCGGATGCGCTTGGCTCGGGACAAGCTGTGGCGCCCGGAGGTGTACGCAGTGCCGGCATCCCTTCCCACCCTCCCGGCACCGCCGCCGCGAGCCATCATCGACGACAGGCCGGTACCGCCCATGCTCGCCGTACCGGAGCAGCTCGGCCTGTTCGGCGAGGCGCCCCAGCGCGAGGAGTCCACCACCAGCACGCCCCTCATGCAGGAAGCCCCACCGGCAGAATCCCTGCCCGAGGCAGCCGTGCACGTGGACGTGTTGGACACCCTGCACCAACTCCAGCCGCCCTGCCGCACGCCGCCCGCGGTGCTGATGGAGGGTGCCAGGCGCGTCAGGGCGCTGCTCGCGGACGGCAAGCCGCACGAGTGGCGCGAGCTGTGGGCGGTGGCCACCATCGACCCGGCACGAGGCAGCCTCGCCTATCGGGTGACAGAGGCGCTCGCCGTGCACGGCCCGCTGCTCCCCTGGAGGGTGCGCACCACCGGCACCTGCAAGGGCGACGGCTATGCGTGGTTCACGCTCGCGGAGGACGTCTCGTGCTCCGCCACACCCTGACGCACGCGCTTGAGTCTCTACGCCACCGGGTGGCGGCGGGCTCGCCCAGCCTGACGGCGGCGCTCCGCTACGTGCAGCTGTCGGACAGGGCCCGCGTCGAGTTGGACAAACTGCTCGACGCCACTCGCTTTGAGGTGCCGTGCGAGCAACTCGCGTCCCCCTTCGCCGGCCGCGAGGGCCAGGTGCCCACGCGCGCGCTCGTGAACTGGGTGGAGGCGAAGAAGGCCGTCTCCCACTGCGAGGGCCCACGCTCCGCTGGAGGACTCGGGCTCAGGGGCTGGGAGGACGTGGGCGGACTGACGCGCCTGGAGGCGGTGGGCCTGCTGACGATGGCCCTGGAGCGGCTGGAGCGCACGCCCGAGGTGGGCGTGGGGCCGCTGTTCCCGGGGCTGAACGGTCCGGGGCTCCGTTGAGCGCTACGTTTTGTGCACCTCGCGAACACCCTGAGTGACGCAACCCTAATCGAACATGGGGCGGCCGAATCCTTGCCACAATCCCTTTCATAAATTACCGCAGACTGCACGCCCTATGCCATGGCGAGCACCGGATCTCGCGTTGACACACTGTATCTGCCCCCATAGTTTGTGGCTGGTTGATAACAGACCTACCCGCAATCGACGCAAGTGATTGTGGCAATCCCAGCCATCCGACAGCGTGTCGCCGTCTCAAGTCCACCCCGCGTCCGGTATCCGGTCGCGACCCACATTCTCGCCCCAGGAGAGTTGCGCATGTCGTCGTGCAAGCCGAGCAGTCTCACCATCAACGACGTGGTCGTGAATCAGGACTCCAACGGGCGCTATTGCCTCAACGACCTGCACCGGGCTGCGGTAGCCAGCGGCATCAACGCCCGGACGAAAGAACCGGGGAAGTTCCTTTCAAGCCCCCAGATTGTGGCCCTCGTCCATGAATTGACCGCCACGCTGGGCGATACCCAGATTCTGGGTATCGCACCTGTTGAGAGCATCCGCGGCGGTCCGAATCAGGGGACGTACGTCTGCCGAACCCTCGTCTTCCGGTACGCGGCGTGGGTGTCCGCAGCCTTTGAGTTGAAGGTCTACAAGGTCTTCGAGGATTACGTGGACGGGCGGCTCGTGCCCACAACCCCCTCCTTCCCTGTCCCAAAGTCCCTCGCCGAAGCGCTCCGGCTCGCCGCCGACCTTGCCGACAAGGTGGAGGCGAAGGACCGGCAACTCGTCGCCCAGAAGCCTGCGGTGGAGTTCCTGGACCGCTTCGTGGAGGCGAAGTCCACCAAGGGGTTGCGCGAGGTGGCGAAGGTGCTCGGGCTCAAGGAGAAGGACTTCGTGGCCCGTCTCGTCGACGACGGCGTGATGTTCCGCCAGTCCGGGCGCCTGCTGCCCTCGGCGGAGTACCAGCACCGTGGCTACTTCGAAGTGAAGACGGGCGAAACCAGGGGCTACGTCTACGCTCAGGTACGCTTCACTCCCGCGGGCATCGCGTGGGCCGCGAAGCGCTACGCCATCCCCGCCGAGCCCGGAAGTCCCTCTTCGGCACACCGCTTGCCGATGGCCCCCTCCTGAGTGCGCCCGCAGCGGCTACCCGTCCACCACCAGCCAATCGCCGCGGCAGGTGGAGCACTCGCGCCTGGTGAGTCCTGGCACGGCCACCACTGTGGTGATGCGCGCCTCATAGGGCGAGCACTTCCCGCAGCCCTCCGCCATGGCGCGCACCGGAAGCGTGTGCTCGTGCGGAGGGAGGCGCAGCATCTTGAGCCACTCCTCCACCCAAGCCGCGCTCACCTTGAGGTCCAGCGTGTGCTCCGGGCCCTCCACCACCAAGTTGTGCTGGAGCGCCAGCCAGTACAGCCGGAACAGGTCGGTGACGCCCTTGAGCGCCGGTCCTCGGGCTGCGGCCTCGCGGCCCAACTGCTCCAGGTGCCGTTTCAGCTCCTCGCGTGTCACGGGCGGAGAGTGCCACGGCCCGGCAGGTGGCGCGAGCAGACGGCCATGTCCACCTTCTCGGCAGGAGGCCCCATGCCCTGCTCCCGCCTGCCCGTCGTCCGCCAGCACCTCACCGCCGCGGCCGTGTCCCTCTTCGCGGAGGCCGTCCAGGCTGACGGAGTGCCACCTGCCCGCATCCAGCGCGTTGCCCTCCTGGTGGATGAGGCCCTGGCCGAGCTCGATGCGCCAACGGCCCCGGCGGACGTGCGCGGACCGGTGCCCGAGGACTGGACAGGTGCGCATTGACGCGCGGAATAGCGCACATGGTATGCCTCACCGCTGCCATGACTATTCCCTCACTGCTAAAGCTCCCCGTCCGCATCCTGCCTACGGGACTCTGCGCGCTGACATTCCTGGCGCCAGCCGCCTGCGGTTCCTCAGACCCCGCTGATGACAGGCCCGGTTCGACCCGGGGCACAATTTATGGGGATTACAACGACGAGTGGAGAGAACACTTTCCCCCTTCTTCCTCCGTCAATCTCGAAGGGCAATACGTTCCACCGGACGTACATCTTCTCCGATTCTGCGGCCACGCTGTAGGAACCCCCGAAAATATACCGGGGACCTCTGATTCGCTTTGCTACACCGTGCACCTCGAAAAGACTGTTTTGGGCACCGGCCCAACAACCTTGTCCATCGACGGACACATCGAGGTCTCTGTTGCAGGAAACGACAACCAGCCGCCGCCCACCTTCGTCCCCCGTGGGAGTCATTCGGCGAGTGTGAGGCGTGCCTGGGTCAAATCCAGCTGCGACGGTGAACACTATTTCGACAACCCCGTACGGCAGGAAGTGACTGGGACGTTGGAGCTCAGCGTGAACACGGCAAAGCGGGTGTCGGGCAGATTCAAGATTGAAACGTCCGGGCGAGCCGCAGGCCCATGTCCGACAAACAGAACCCGTGCCGACCTTACGTTTGACAACTCCATACAGCCCTCCTTCGACTGAGTTGCCACTCAATGAGCGTGCACGGAAGAGCGAAGCCTGCCATTCCATGCACGGGCAGAACGCCATGCGAGCCGCTCGGTCTTCATAACGGTCGGCGAGGTAACAACCGCCGCGCCTCGCGTCCTACTGGCGTGAGCACTACCACCTACCGCTGCCCAGGCTGCGGCGCCCAACTCGAGCGCCGTGGCACCCTCCTCCTCTGCGTCAACGACGGAGCGCACCCGCAGGACCGCAGCACCCGCGCCTACCACGCTGGCCGCCACGGGCGCCTCGTCCCGGCGTCCCAGGCAGCTGCGCCCGCTTGGCGCGCCGCCGTCGCCCGGCTGACGGGTGAGCCCGAGTAGGTGCGGATGCCCTCACCCTGGGGAGGTATGTCACCCGCGCGGAGTTAGCGATACTGCTATTGACGCCAGTAACGATATCGCTATATTTCTTCCCACGACGGCGGCGTGACGCCGCGTCGAAAGCGGGGGGCGCCATGGCGGAACGAATCGTAGAGGCCAACTACCCGGGGTTCTGCTCGGCGTGCCGGACGAAGTACCCCGCCGGCACGCAGGTGAAGAAGGGCCCCTCGGGCAAGTGGGACCACGCCGAGTGTCCCGCGCCAGCCTCCTCGGCCCAGGACAGCACGGCCCGTGCGGCCCGGCACGACGCCCTCTACAACGAGGGCCACGCCGGCGGGGGGTACAACCCGCACCAGCGCGCCGACAACGAGGTCCGCGCGGACGAGTTGGAGAGGGACGGTCGTGTCGTCGCAGCCGGTGGTGGCCACCGTGTGACGGTGCTGGGCCTTCGTGCGGATTGCCTCACCGGCTCCGCGGCCCAGGTGCAGTGGGGACGGGAGGTGCGGGCGAACGAGGTGCGCGGAGTCCTCAACAGCCTCGCCGAAAGGGCCCGTGGCCGTGCGCTGCCGGAGGCTGACGTGCTGGGGCTCGCAGGGGCGCTTCAGGCGGTGCTGGCGCTGCCGGAGACGCAGGCCGCCCAGTGGTGGATTGACCGCCGTCCGCAGCGAGGAGACGCCCTGGGGGCCGCGCTGCGCGACCAGGTCCGGCAGGTGTTCAATCCTGCCGCCGCGCCGCCGGAACACCTGCGTTGCACCATCGAGCCGCTCGGGCTCTAGGATGGCGCGCGTGAGCGACACACCTACCAAGCGCAGCCGCACCACGAGAGGCACCATTGTCCGGCAACTGCCCGCCCGACTCACAGCGCGAGCTGACAGCGCCGTCCAGTTCCTCGCCGCGAAGCTGGGCGAGGAACCCAGGCACCCCGCCCTGGAAGCGTTGCTCGACGGGGAGGAGTACGCCGCCTCGGCGTCGGGAGCGCTGAACCTGGGGGTCGAGGTGGTGGCTAAAGCACTGGGGTGGACACCGCCGACCGAAAACGACACGTGACTGGGCTCGCCAATCGCGGGCCCGAGTGGAGGCAAGATGACGACGATGCAGTGGATGGCCGTGGCGGACAACGTGAAGCACGAATTCCAGGCGGCGGGCCTGTTGGCCGCGCTCTCCCACGCCGAGGGATGGCTGGGCGAAGCAGCCAACCGGACCACCATCGAGGTATGGCCGCTCCACGACTGGGACGCGATGCAAGAACCCGAGGACCCGTACCGGTCGCCGGTCGCCAAGGTCGTTCGGGGCGCCGGGGAGAACTGGTGGCTCTCCAGTCACGAGGAGCCGCTGAAGCTCGTCGGCCAGCCGGCACTCACCGAGCTTGGCTCCGCCTACGCGTACGATTTGAGCTGATGCGCTGGACGCCGCCCAAGGACTACGACCAGTGATTGGCCTTGCCGAGCTTGTAGCCGAAGCCCTGTCCGCGCTGCGCGTTGCGCCCGCCGAGTTGGACCTAGTGCCCTTTCGCCAGCGCGCCCTCCTCACCGCCCAGGCGACGTGGGACGAGGGGGCTCCGATGAGGGCGCCTCCCCTCGTCAACGTGGCCGGACTGGCGCTGGCGGGAGGCGCAGGCCTCGTCGCCCATCAGGTGCGGCCGGCCGCGGCACAGCATGTGGCCGCGACGGACCTGCACTCCCTGCCCGACTCCCCGCCCGAGTTCCTCCGCCGGCCGTGGCTGCTGGAGGTGCGGCGGCCCTCGGCAGGCGAGCGCCTTTTCGGCTCCACTTTCGCCCTTGGCGGGTACCAGCTTGAGGGCACCACGTACCTGCTTGGCCTGACGGCGGCGGGCGCGGCCAACGTCGCCCCGTGGCGCCCGCAGTGGACGGGCGGCGACCTGGCCGAGGGCACTCGCCAGGACCGCTCACCGCTCATCGAGGACGTGGGCGAGCACCAGCAGTGGGCTCGCGACGCAGCCCGGTTTGCCGTCGTCTACGCCCTCCTCTGCGAGTCCGAGGGCTCGCCGTTGCGCGTGGACGAGGCGCGCAAGAGGGACGCCGTGGGCGGACTCCCGGTGCGCAACGTCTACCTGGACGGCGCGCTCGGCGCCTCCCCTGGCACCACCTCGCCGTCCGCGTCGGCAGCAGAGCAGGGCCTCGACGCCGAGCTGCGACCCGTGCGCGGCCACCTCAAACGCCAGCGACACGGGCCTGGGCTTGCGCTGTCGAAGTGGATTTACGTCTCCGGCTACTCCGCGTGGCGCTGGGTGCTACCAGGAGGCACGTTGTGAGGTGGCGCGTCTCCCGGGGCGACGCCGTCCTCTACGAGGGTGGCAGTTGCGTGGAGGCCCACGCGCGCCTCGAGGGCAACGCCGAATTGCTCGTCCTCCTCCCCGGAGAGGATACTTGGCGTGCGGTGGACTCCTTCCTCTGGCTGGTGCTGGTGGAGGGCCCAGGCCTCCACCGGGAGCCTACGCTGGAGGAGGTGACGGCGCTGCTGCCCCAGGCCGGGTGGCGCGTGGAGACGCCCGACGGCCCGCGCGTCCTCCGCGTCGAGCCGCAGCCCCTCCGCGAGGGGTGGCGCCTCCGCGTCTCCTGCGACGCCGGCACCGACTGGCAGCATTTCGGGCCACTCCGCTCCACCCGCCGCGAGGCTGAGTCCGACAGGCGCGCGTGGCTGGCCCAGGCGTGGCTGGCCGAGGTGGAGCCGCGGCACTGAGGCGCTGTGGGACTGCGGTGGCATCACCTTGCGGCCCCCCACGGACTGGCGTGACGCCCCCGCTGGTACGCCTCCTGCTCTGCACGGCGGGCATGACCAGGAAACAGCGGGAGGCGCTCGCGCAGCGCCTGGGAGCGGCGGAGCGGGAGCTGCAGGCAGCAATGGCCGGGCTGGACGGGAGTCCGAAGGCAAGGACGCGATACGCCCACGCACGCGCGGAACACCAAGCAGCCGCCGCGCTGACCCTCCAGGAACTACAAGGCCCGGCGCCTCGATGGTTGCGCCGGGCCCGTGCAGTCACTCAACGGACTCAGGCTGCATCGCGTTCGCCCTCTCGCGAGGCCTGCTCCAGTCGGCGTGCCGCTACCTCGCAGTAGCGTTCCTCGAGATCGACGCCCACGGCGCGGCGTCCGAGTTGCTGCGCAGCGACGAGGGTGGCACCGGTGCCGGCGAACGGGTCCAGCACCAGGCCGCCCTCGGGGCACGCGCGGGACACCAGGAAGGCCATCAATTCGACGGGCTTCTCGGTGGGGTGCGTCCGCCTATTCGGGGTGACGGGCGCGAAGGCCGGCAAGACTGCGCCGTGTCGCTTCCCCATCAGCGGGCGGCGCTTCGCCCCGCAGGCGTGAAGCACCACCTCGTAGTCGGGCGCGAAGCTTCCCGTGCAGTCACCGGTACCGCCACGGTTTTTCCACCAGATGAGCGCGCCCTTTGATTTCAGGTGCGGCGCCATCGCGTCGTGGAAATCCGGCCATGAGGCCCAGTGGCAGAAGACGAATGCATGCGCATCGTCGGCCAGCATGGGCGTCGCCGCGGTGAGAGCCTGGCGGAACACCCGCATCCCCTGGCGTGCGCCGTCAGCGCGGATGTTCGCTGCACCCTTTGTCTTGGGCTGCCATGCCATTCCGTAGGGCGGGTCGGTGAGGAGCAGGTCCGCGGACTGAGACGGGAGGTCCAGGAGCTGCTCCCGGCAATCGGCGTGGTACAGCTTGACGGTGTCGTTCTCGTAGTAGGGCTTCACGTTGTCGTGCTCGTTGCGCTGAGGGTAGGACTGCAACTTCAAGCGCAATGCACGTGCGGTGCCGCTCGTCAGTCGGTCTGACGCTTCGCTATCCTCCATGGCCTCACTAACCCAGGGGGATGTCCATGTCTGAGGAGCAAGACGAGAAGGAGCGGTTGCTCAAAGAGTACCGAGAGGCCCGTGCGGAGCTGGCGGCTGACCTGCAGGTGTTCACGGCCCTTGACGCGCTCTCAAACTCCAATCGCGCAGGCCTCGCAGGCTCTGCTCGGGACCTCGCGAAGAGTCGGCTTGAAAAGAGCCGAGGGAGGTATGAGCAGGCGGTCGGCGTACTTGACCAAAAGCGACTCTAGAGAGTGCCAGACGGCCCGCCCCGGTGCATTGGAGCGGGCCGTCTTTCCTCACCAGCCGAACGTGTAGCGGGCGCCGATGCCAGCCATCCGCTCGCGGGCGTTGGCCTCAGCAAACCCGAACAGGCCCAGGTTCGGCGTAAGCCTCGCGCCCAGCTCGCCGCGCGCGTAGGCGCCGGAGAGGCGGGACACGCCGGCCTGGGCCTCCAGGTAGCCGGTACGGACGGGGACGTGAGACAACACCCCGTCCAGCCCCGCGGCCACGGCTCGCCGCGGGGCATCTAGGGGCCCGGCGCCACGACCTCCACGTTCAGCTTGCTCGAAGCAATGAGCGCCGCGGCGGCGGCGTTCGCCCGCGTCTTCTCCTCCGCCTTCTGCGCGCCGTGCATGGCGGAGAACTCCAACTTCGCGAGCGCCTGCTCGTGCGGTTTCAGCGGGCGCCAACCGTTGGCCTTCAGCCAGTCATCGGCCAGCTTCAGTCCCTTCGCCGCCTTGTCCGCGAAGTTCTCCTTCGGGTCCTCCGCCGCGACGTCCTCAACGATGTTGTACGCATGGTGGAAGGCCAGGGCGATGCGGCGCTTGCGCGTGGCCGTCAGCCAGGTGCCGGCGCCGAAGAGTCCGACCGCTCCGACGAGGACGCCCAGCGCGGTGCCGATGGCGGTGGGGGTGAGCAGCGAGTCGAGGATGGAGACGGACGTGCCCGGCTCCGCGGTGGTGGCCAGGGCAACGGCGGGCCCGGAAAGCACCATCGCCACCGAGGCGACGGCGAGCAGCTTCAGCTTCGTTTTCATGCGAGTACTCCTGGGACTGCGGGGATGCCCGGCACCGAGACGCCGGGCGGAACGAGTGCGCTGACGCTCAGGCGCCAGACGCAGCGGGTGTGGGCGCGGAGCCAGCGAAGCGCTCGCGCCGCGAGAGGACGTTGCTGGCGTAGTCCCGGCCGGTGGTGACGCCGTCCACGGCGGCCAGGCGCTGCGCGTCCGTGGCGTCCGGAGGCAGACGCGCCAGCGCGGAGCGCACCCGGCCCAGGCCCGCGTTGTAGGCGGCAAGAGCACCAGCCTCCCATCCATCCATGGAGTCGATGAGGCGGCGCAGGAGGCGGCAGCCGTACATCACGTTGACGGCCGGGTCCTGCCACAGCGGCCGGCCCAGGTCGTCCACGGCGCCGGCGAAGCTCTTGTGGGCGCGGTCGTCAATCTGCATCAGCCCGCGCCCGTGGCCGTGGTCCCCAGTGCCGCTGGGCCCCTTGGGCGTGAGCGCGTCGCCGCCCAGGGACTCCCTGTCCATGACGGCGAACACCAGCAGCGGGTCCAGGTCGTACAGCGCGGCGATGGGCTCCACGGTGGGGAGCCAACGCGAGAGGCGAGAGGGAAGCTGGGGCATGGGGACTCCAGGGGGAAGAGGACGTCAGGGGCTCAGTGGGTCAGGATGCAGAGTCCTGCGCGGACGACGATTGCTGCGCCGCGCGGACGGCGCGAGCCTTCGCGAGCCACAGCTCTCCCTGCGCACCGCGCTCCCAGACGCCATCCGCCGTCAGCGGCTCGCCGGTGAGGTCGGCGCACGTGCGCATGTAATCGAAGGCGCGCTCGTAACCGAACGGATGGATGGAGTGGCGGAGGAGAATCCCGAGCGACTCGGGGTTGCCTCCGTTCTTCTCGAGCATCTCTTCCGCCTCGGCCCGGAACTGCTCAACGGTCACCGGCGTCGTGTCGGGCACGTAGTCGTCAACATCATGCTCGTCTGCGGGCTGGGACATGCGGTGCTCCTGGGGGGCTGCGAGTGAAAGGGAAGCGCGGTGCGCCACCACCGCGAACGTCGCGGCGAGCGCGCGCGGAGGTCGAAGGCTCACGGCTTGGACCTCGCCGCCTTCTGCGGATCCACGAGGTTGGCCGCGTGCTGGATACGGAGCGCGTTGTTGCGCTCGCCCATCAGCGTGTGCGAATCGTGGGCTGCGCGGGCGAGTTGCGGACGGGCCTCGGCCTGCCACGTCTCCAGTGCCTTGAGGCGCAGGTCCACCAGCCGCAGTGCGGACTCGTGCTCGCCCACCCGGCGCAGATCCGCCTTGATGTCCTTCACGTCTGCGGCAACGGCCCCCATTTGCTGGACGAGGATGGGCACCTGACCGGCGTCCAGCCGCTCCTGCTCCAACGCCTTGAGCCGCTGCTCATGTACGGGCACCTGCTCGACGGCCGCCTCGTGCTTGGCATGCCGGCGGGAAAGCAGCGCATTGAGCAACGGCGCAGCGATGTTGCTGGCCGCGAACATGGCGAATGCGGCCTCGGGGGTAAGCTCCATGAAGCCGCATCGTCACGGGATGCGAGGACGCCGTCCGGTGAGCCCGGAGAATCGGCGGAACGCCGCTCTATCCGGTCTCGGCGTCGCGAACTGCGCTGCGGTGGCATTCGTCAGCGGAACGCCGACGAGTCTCCCCACTCCGTCACAGGGACGAAGCGCAGCCCTTCCGGCAGCGGCGACAGGGCGAGTACCCGCTCGACCACCGTCCGGTGAAATACGTGGACCACGGACTCGGCGAGGCGAAAGACCAGGCGCTCTTCGAGAGGAGTCTCGCCAAGCACCGCTTCATCCAGGAAGAGCTTGTCGAGGCTCAGCAGAGTCAATCCGCTCCGGGAGGTCTCAAAAATGGAGCGATTCCGGTCCATGCAGCGAATCGACCGCCACATGTGAACCAGCCAGTAGCGCAGCACAAAGTCCCCGACCTGAACGTCTGCGGGGACGAGCTGGACGCCGTGGAGGTCGACAGCCTCCAACGCCTCCTTCACCCTGGTGGAGACGACTGGCGCTGGCAGACTGTGGTGGTCCACCATGACCGGCCTGGGCGGAATGGGCTCCCCTAGCTTGAGCCTCACCGGCTCGTGGACCACAACGGGCGCGGGCTTGAGAAAGGGGAGGTACTCCTGGTCCCACGTCAGCAGCGGGTGCTGCTGGGACCGAGCGCGCATGAGGACGCAGTAGTCGTCTTGCATGGCCTACTCCCCCACCTGGAGAGGACGCCGCGCCAGCGCGGCACCGGTGTCACCATGACGTGTTCCATGCTTTCGGCCGCGCGGACACGCGCGTCGCGGCTTGTCCTGGATGCTCTCAACTCCAGCACAGCCGCTCCCCCCAGGTTGGTAGTCCAGCCCATCGGTCGTGAGCGTCCATTGGCCAGCAGCCACCTTCCGAAGAATCAATTGGCTCACATCGTCCAACTCAGCCGTCAGCCCGGCGGGGTTGGGGCAGAAGGCGCCACCAGCAGCCACCTGCGCAACGTGCGCAAGCAACCGCTTGACCGCTTCCGGATAGGCCAAGTCCATGTCGAAGGCCCACCCACCCGAGTGGGGACCGATGTGGATGGGGACATGGAGCTCGCACGCCACAGTCATGACCATGGGCAGCATGACGCCATTCTCGCGCCGGTTGATGTCGTAGCCGAAGTCACGGCAGAAGCGTGCCCACTGTTCGTCATCCGCCATGGCCTCCGAGCAGATGAGGTGGTGAGCCGCGATGGACCAGCGCCCTGTATACCAGGGGTGCTCCTTCGATTTGCGGCCCGCGAGGATGTTCCCACGTAACTCGGTGGGGTTCCCCAGGTGGTCGCCCCATCGCCTTGCGAGCGTGTGCCACGGCCCCCCGCAGTACTCGCAAGGTGGCAAGTCCAAATGCTGCGGCCATTCCTTGGGCTCGGAACCGAACGGCCGAAGAGGTACGCAACGAGAGATGGCGGGCATGCCCGGAAGCACACACCCAGCGCGCCGACTATTGAATGGCACGCGAGCGCAGGCGAACGCGCACTTTCCTACAGGACACCGCAGCTCACGTACCGGCGCCGATGCTCTCGCGCTGCCTCACCGCGCGGAGGAACTGCAAGAGAGGAGTCGGCGCCCCCAGCACCTCGAGGATTTCCTCCCGAGTGGCGAAGCCGCGCAGGTGGATGCCGTTGAGGCACCCGTCGCAGATGAAGTCAGCGTCCGTGGCGAGCCCCCACGCCGCGCGTGTCGCCGGCGGCACCATGGACACGTCCGCCATCATGTCCGCCTGCTGCCGCCGCCCGCATGGGCATGGCCGCAATGGGTTCTCCGGCTCCTCCACCTCCGTGGGCCGCAGAATCTCACCGGCTGGCCCGCGCGCTGGCTCGCCCGTCATGGCGCGGATAGACGCGGGCGCCGAGCGGGTACGCCGAGCGTCGAGGTGGTCCTTCAGCGTCTTCAGCTTCCACAGTGTCATGCGTCCAGGGCCTCCCAATAGAGCATGTCGCCCACGTCCGGCGTCTTCGAGGCGTATTGGTCCGTCGAGGTGCTGTAGGTGACGCCCGCCCCAGCATCCACGCTGGAGTGCCAGACGTGCGCGGTGGGATGGTTACTTCCCGGCGGCACGGACACGGACTTGATGCGCAGGCGCAGCCGGTCCGCTGCGCCCAGGCCCGGAGCCGCCGCCGTCAGTACCTCGCCGATGTGCGTGTTCACGGACTGCACCCAGTTGACGGTGTTGTTGTTGGAGTTGGCCCACAGGGTGGTTGTCGCGCGTTCCACCCAGGACTGCCCCACGTCCAGGCTGTCCAGCGCCACGACGATGCTTCCCTGGGCGGAGCCCGGCTCCCAGCTCCCGCCCGCCCCCATCTCGCCTGTGCGCGGGGGCGTCAGCAGGTAGATGGTGGCAGTGAAACGGAGCGCGTACTGGTCGTTCGTCGCCGGGGCGTTGCTGAGCACCACCTCCACCGTGGAGCCGATGCCGGTGGCGAGGTTGGCCGAGCTGGCGGGGTTGTTCGTCCGGGCCGTGACGATGCCGCCGCGCTGGCGCAGCCGAGCGCGCAGCGTGAAGCCACTGCCCCCATTCATGATTGCCTGGGTGTCATCGTACGTCGGCAGCGCCGCGTTGTAGGTCCCCGTCTCGCTGCCGCTGCCCGTCGCCCCCCACTTCGCCCGCGGCTCGTGCGTCAGGCCGCCGCGCAACAACACCATGGGCGTGTTTTGAAACGGGGGGTTGAAGGCCACATAGGCCCCGTGCGCGGCGAGCTGCGCTTGGCGCCCCTTGGCGATGGTACGCGGCGCCCCACTCCCATCGGAGATGCCCACGTTGTAGCTGATGCTCCCGTCCGGGTTGAGAGCCGTGTACACGCGCGGGGTTGCGGACTCATCGAAGACGTCCACCACTGCGGAGTCGAAATCCGTCACGCCGTTGCCCGCGTCCAGGTTGGCGATGAGCACCAGGGACACGTACCGCGTGGCCTGGTGCATGGGCCGGGGGTTGCGCGGGTCCTGCGAGGGCCAGTTCTCCGTGACGTTGGCGGACAGCCCCTTCACCCAGCCCGCGAATTCGCTGTACCCGGTGGACGCCGGCAGCACCGCCCCGGAGATGCAGTAGTAGTGCTGGCTGCCCAAGTCATTGAGGCCGGCCGCGTTCACCATGGTGACGCCGTCCGCCGCCCACCCGACGAGGCCGCAGTACACCGCCTTCCCGCCGGACGTGGGCTCCTGAAACTGCCGCACGCGGCAGCGCAGGCGGTACAGCTTCGACGGGTCGTACGGCAGCTTCACCGTGGAGTAAATCCACACCGCGTTGGTGCACCGCAGGGCGTTGCCACCGGAATAGCCCTGGCCGGAAACGAGGGACGCTGCCGGCGGCGGCAGGAGGGGGTTGCGCTCCCAGTTGCCCAAGTCGAAGGGCGAGCGCTCGAAGGACTCGGTGAATGCGCCCACGGCATTCCGGGAGGCCTCCTGTGCGGCCGCAGCGGGGACATTCTTCAAGTTCGCGGTGGCCAACTTCACCATGTCGGGGTCCGCCACCACCGCGCCCCCGAGGACGCGCCAGTCGCTCTGCGTGCCGTTGGAGTACAGGGCCTGGACGGCGCACTTCACCTCCACCGTGGAGGCCAGGCGCAGCGACACCACCGCGCGGCGCTCAGAGGGGCCCACGCGCACCGGCTCCAGGAGGTAGGTGTCCGTATTGTTGGGGTCGTCCCCCTCGTAGACGGCCACGCTGAAGCCCAGCAGGAGGTGCGCGGGCAGCGTCTCCACGTGCTCCCAGCGAATGTCAAAGTGCCGCGGCCGAAGCACGCGCGGGTTCGGCTCGCCCGGCGTGACGTCCACGTCGATGCCGCCCTGCAACTCTTTTTCGCGTGAGCGCATGCTTTGTCTCTACGGTGGAGGGGTGGAGGAAACCGTCATGGTGACGGACGCGGGGGTGGTGGGCGCCGCGCGCACGGTGACGGTGGTGTCGTTGGTGGAGTAGTTGCCCGTGGTGTCGATGGCCTTTACCCGCACCACGTGGTCTGCAGGCCCAGGCACGGGCCACTCGTGCGCGGTGGCGCGTACCTTGGAGATGAAGGTGGCCGAGGCCCAATCCGCCCCGCCGTAGCGCAACTCGTAGGTGTCGCGGTCCAGGTCCGGAATCTCGCTCCACCGCAGCGTGGCCGTGTTGCCGTTGAGGGTGTAGCCGAGTCCCTGCACGTCCGAGGGCGGCGCCAGCTTGCCTTGCACGTTGAGCGAGGCCTCGGCGTAGGCGGTAACGAAGCCGTTGAGGACAGCCGCCACCTGTACGGAGTACGCGCCCGGGTTGATGTCGCGTAGCTCCCAGAAGTGCGTCTGCACCCCCGTCACCGTCGTCCAATTACCCCCGTCCACGCGCCAGCGCACCACGTACTCGGTGGCGCTGGGGCGCTGCGCCCAGCGGGCGTTGAGGGACACCTTCACCCCGCCATTCGTCGTCTTGTAGAGGCTCTCCCCCAGCACGAGGTCCGCGGGTGGCGCCGAGGAAGGCAGCACGGAGGTGGGCACCGGCTGCAACTTCACGCCGAGCTCCACCTCGTCGTACTTCCCCGGGTGGTGGCGCAGCGCCGTGACTTCGTAGAGGTGCGGCTCGACTTCGGCCACGCTGAGAATCCGCCACGTCGTGGGCGCCAAGTCGGACGCCGCGAGCACCCAGACGGCATTCCGGGCGGGCGCCACGGGGAACGGCGTGGCGACGGTGAGGGCCCGGTACGGCGCCGGCGCCGCGGGCGCCAGCTCGCGCTCCACCGCCGTCCCGTCCGGCATCACCACAGAGAGGGAGTACGTCTTCCCCGCCTCCAGGGTGACGTCCGCGTCCAGCTCTACCTGGGTGGCAGTGGCGGCCACCACGCGGCCGCCCCAGCGGCGCCCGGCCCGGTACGGGTCCTGAAGCTTCACCACCGCGCCGGGGTTGCGCAGGGCGCCCTCGAGTCCCGTCCGGAACACCACCGTCTCCGTCTCCAGCCTTTCGGTGAAGAGGAGCCACCGGCCCACCCGCTGCGCCTGGCCGCGCGAGGTGCACCCCAGCGCCACCACCTCGGTGGGGTTGTAGCCGTACTCGAGCAGGCCTTCCTCGTCCGTCACGTACTCCTTCGCCGACTTGTAGTGGTTGGCCGGGTCGTTCCACGTCACCAACGCGACGGTGTGCCGCGCGCGCCGGCCGCTGCTGGAGTACGTGAAGAGTCCGTCCACCACGTTGGCCGGGGTGAAGAGGTACTCGGCGTCCCGGGGTGCGTCCTGGGCCACGTACACCGCCCCGCTGGCCCAGTACGTCAGGCTGCGGAAGACGGAGGCGAGGTTGTTCACCACCTGGTACGCGTCCGCCTGCGACTGGAGGTAGAGGTTGCAGCGGAAGCGCGGCTCCTGGCCGCCCTTCCCGTCCGGCACCAACTCGTCGCAGTAGCGGCCGATGGTGTACAGCCCCCACTTGTCGACGTGGGACTCGTTGAGGAAGCGCCCCAAGCCGTAGCGCTTCGTCGTCAGCAAGTCGTAGAAGCACCACGCAGGGTTGTCCGTCCACTCCACCTTGAAGGTGCCGTCCCAGGTGCCCGAGTACTCCCGCGTCAGCGGGTTGTAGTTGCTGGGCACCCGCACCTTCAGCCCCCGAATCCGGTACGAGCGCGTGGGCACCGTCTGAAACTGGTGCGCGGACACCTGGAGGGCGACCAGCGCGCTGTTGGGGTAGCTGAGCTTCTCGTCGATGAGGGTGGCGTAGGACTTCCACAGCGTCTTGTCCTGCAGGTTGGCCTGCGTGCTGTCCGCGGTGAGGCGCCGCACGCGGATGTCCCACGGCGCGCTGCCGGTGAGCTCCACGCGGTACGTCCGCTCGTAGGGGCTGGTGCACTTGCCGGCGATGACTCCCGCCCCCTCGAGGTCCTGCTCAACGTAGCCGCCGCCGTTGCTCTGCACGTCGATGGCGATGTGCACCAAGGACGGCATCAGGTCGCCGGTGAGCGCACTCTGGAAGGTGAGCTGCGGCACCTGCACGGTGATGCGCACCGCGTCCACGTTGGCGTCGCTGACGGTGCGGACGACGGGCGCGTTGCGCTTCACCTCGGTGTTGACGGAGAACTCCGCCTCCGCCGACGGAAAGCCGGGGATGTACTCCTGCCCCTGCGTCCCCTGCACGTCGTAGAGGGTGACGTCACGGAAGTTGTAGGTGTCGTTGGGATTCTGGACGACGACGCCGTCCAGGTAGACGGACTTCAGCTTGTCCACGAGCCCGACGATTTCCCCCTCGCAAAGCAAGTCCAGCACGCGGGCGTAGTTGGTGGACTTCAGCGTGTCCGGGAGCTCCACGGGCGTGCGCTGCGCGCCGCCACCGCCCTTGCCCCCATTCGCCCCGCCGTAGCCGATGAGGGGGGCCAGCTCAGATTTCGACTTCATGCGGTGCCTCCGGGTCTGCGCGCTTGGCGTTGTGCGAGAGGAAGCTCAGCGTCTGGTACGTGTGCGCGCCGTCCACGGTGATGCGCACCACGGGCCCGCGTCCGCACGCCGCCACCTCCCGCACCACGCCGGGCTGGGCACCCAGCAGCAGCGCGCCGGGCACCAGGTGCCGCAACTCCACCCAGTCCGCCTCGGTGCGCACGCGGTGGTTGTACGTGCCCACGAAGGCGCGCCCGTCCTCCAGCTCCAACCGCCAGCACTCCGCCTCCAAGAGGGCCACGTCCGTGACGGGGTACGCGCCCCACCGCAGCGTCGTCTCCTGCTGGGTGAGGACGCGCATGCCCACCTCCACCTCGCCGGCGGGCACCTCCCGCCCGTCGGCCAGGAGAATGGGCACCCACGGCGCCGGGCACCCGCCGCCCGAGGGCCCCTGCCCGCCCGGCCCCGTCTGCCCGCTGCCGTACTTCCCGCCGAAGCCGCCGCCCTCGCTCCACTCGGTGACGATGCCTGCGGAGATGACGCAGGAGCCCACCTCCAGCTCGCCGTAGCAGATGGGCACCGGGTGGCCCTGGGCCAGCGTGTTGACGGGCCCGTTGAAGGCGTAGTTGGGCTTGTTCTTCGGCTCCTCGTCTGGCGCCGCGGGCACAGGCGGGGCGAAGAGCATCTGCGAGACGCCGCCCACCACCAGGGAGGCGCCCATGGTGATGAGGGGCGTGCCGGCGCCGAAGCCGTAGGCCGAGAGGGCCGCGCCGCCCGCGATGAGGACGGCGCCCAGCACCACCTGGAAGACGCCCTGCTTCGCCCCGGCCAGCGCCGGCATGACGGTAATGACGGGCGCGTCGGCGGGGCGCGTCAGCTCGTCCTGGCCCACGTCGCGCTTGCCGACAAAGACGTGGAAGCCCGGCTCGCTGTGCGTCACCAGGTAGCGCGCGAAGCCCTCGCACACCGCAGAGAGAGCGCGCACGGCCTCCGCGGGCGAGGGCACGCTCAAGTCCAACCGCCAGACGCGGCCGAAGCGCCGGCCCAGCGGACCTCCGAGTACCACCGTCGTCAGCATAGGGCGCGGTGTCGGACTACTTTCCGGGTGATTCGCTCCCAGAAGCCCGAGTACGTCTCCCTTCCAGAGAGGCGATTCTGGAGGTGGTGGAGGACGACGTCCGCCCCCAAGTAGACGCCCGCGTGGTTGGGCACCGGGGCGCGCAATTGCATGAGGAGGACGTCATGCTCGCGCAGCGCCTGGCCGGTGACGTCCACGAAGCCCGCCTGGGCGTACCCCTCCAGGTAGAGGTTGCCGCCCTTGTCCCACCAGCCGTTCGGCCGGTGGAAGTCGGGCAGCTCAAGGCCCAGCCGCTCCTGGAAGTAGTCGCGGATGAGGGAGAAACAGTCCAGGACGCCGTGGCTGAAGGGGCGGCCCACCAGCGGCGGCCGGTACCCGGTGGGGTGCCACACCCGCCAGTGGCCCACGGGCACGTTGACGATGAGCCAGGGCAGGCCCCAGCGCTCCATGCTGACGCGGTCCGCCTCGCTCGGCTCCGGGGCGGCGTTGGGGTGAGAGTGCACCACCGCCACCACCTCCCCTTCCTCCTCCGCTCGTGCGTAGTCCTCCGGGTGGAGGATGAAGTGGGCTTGCCCCTCGGCCTGGTTACGGCAGGGCACGTACCGCTGCTCCCCGGCGACGGACACCACGAGGCCGCAGGACTCGCGGGGGAACTCGGTTCGCGCATGGCGCAGCGCTGCTTCGACGACAGCGCCTGAGAGGGAAAGCACGGCTAGAGCGCTCATCCTCCCATGCTGTTTTCCGGCGGAGGACGCCTTCCGCGTCGGAGCGCAGAAACCACTCAGCTACTCCTTGTTTTCTGCAACGACTCGATTCCTTTCCGGTCAAAACGAATAGACCCACCAGTCGGCAGAGGGAGCGACACTTCTGCAGACGCCCCAAGAATGGCGGAGGCCAAGCGCTCCGAAGCATCAAGCGGCTCCTCTGATGCCGTATCTGAGCCAAAGAGCCCTGAACTGAGCCGATCAATCAGAATCGTCGGCGGTTCTGTCCCCTTCTCGGTCTTCCACTCCAGCGCTGTTTCCACTAGCCAACTCGCGCGGTCGAGATCCAAGCCGAGCCGCTTCAGACGGAACTCCTCAGAGGCATGCTGCTCAAGCCAGCGATTATTCCACTTAATATAAAACACAAGAGCGCTCACAAACCCCGCCGTCAGCGCAGCCTGCTTCACACCCCAAAACACCCATGCAGCAACAGATATTGGAACACCAGTAACAATCAAGTACACATTCACAACCGATGACACGACGGTCAAAACCAGGAGACTACCCGCAAGCCACAAGCTCGCATTCTTGACTGGATTCCTAAGCTCTTTCGTCCCCTCGGTCAGACTGAATTTCTCAGCACTGGCCTGCAGCTCCCTTTTCTGGTCCTTCCGAATCTCACGGCGAACGTGGCGAGTGTCGCGGTCATCAATCTCTGCCATCCTTCGCGTGATTTCCTTTTCTCGCGCTTCCAGGCTGGCCTCGCGCTCCTGAAGCATCGACGCAATTCGATTTCGTTCAACCACATTTGCAACATCAAGTTCATGCCGACGAGCAACATACTCTTCTTCAAGCCGTGCGCGCGTCGCAGCAATTCCATCTGCAAGCTTCGCCGCCATCGAGCGCCCAAGCTCTTCCACCTTAAGCAACTCAACTTCACGGCGCTCCAAGAATTGCTTAGTCTCCCCCAAGCGCCCAAGTTGGCCAACAATGCCATCTCGGGCATCAAGGGCGCGCACTGCCCTCTTAAATGCAGCAACAAACGAAACCACTGCGGCAACCACAGCCGGGGACTCCCCAATGTGATTAAACTCGCTCAGACTAACGGTCACGTTATCCAATGCAGTGCCGGCTGCTCGTTGGATTTGCACCGAAAACTGGCGGTTCCCGTACGCCATGCCGACAGCAAGACTCGTAATTGCCATCGACTCGCTCGGGAGCGAATCCAGAATCAGACGACATGTCTTCACAGACTCATCACGCGCTGACAAAGCGGGCCCTATATCCAGCGTCGCGTCGACACTGATGATTCTGAATCCAGACTTCACCACATCAGCTTCCGAAAATACTCCAAGAATCGCCGACAACAGCCCTTGGTCTGTCTGTCGCACCGCTTGGAACGAGAAGTTTGACCACCCCATTAGACAACCCCCTTGTCGAGTCAACTAGCCAGCCGAGCCGACACTATCTCATCGGAGAAGGCCGACGCCGGGAAAGCCTCCGAAGGGAAGCACGGAGGTTTCCCCGTAGCGCAGCTTGCAGCTCCCCAGGCGCTTCCCGCACCGGTCCTCCTCTGGTGACGTCGTCGGGCTGTCGTCCACCTTCGCCACGGGCGGGCCCACGTAGCCGCAGCCCTCCTTCCGGTACTCCCACCCGCACATCTGCGTGATGACGCGCAGCGGGATGCGGATGCCGTCCAGGTCGCACCGCGCCGCGAGCGCGAACTCGATGAAGTGCTTCGACTCGGACGTCTTCTGGTCCACCACGAACTCGTCATCGGGGAATGCCTCCACCGGGCTGGCGGTGGGGTTGACGCCGCCAGGGAAGTTCACCGCGTCGAGGTAGCGCACGAAGGTGCGCTTGCGGAGGACGCGCGCGCCCAGCAAGTCGTTGAAGTCCCGGGCCAGCGCGCCAATGGTGCCCGCCACGTTGGCCATGGTGAGCGTGGGCCGCGGTAGTCGCCCCGTGCCCGACTTCTCGAAGCCCCGCGCCTCCACGGGCCAAGGCTGGTACTCCGCGCCCTGCCACACCACCGGCCCACCCAGCCCGTTGGTGCCCGCGTGGAAGTAGCTGATGCCTCCGCCAGCCAGTGACGTGGCGTCCAGGACGAAGAGCTCCACGAGGGCGCCCGGCTCCAGCTTCTGAATGTCCTCGGCGATGCTCACCCTGCTTCCTCCTGGAACTCGGCGGAGACGTCGTAGGCGTTGAAGCCCTTCAGCGTGCTCGTCCACCGCTCGCAGACGACGCGCAGCACTTGGGCGCCGGCCGCGGTGAAGGTGAGCTGGGCGCCTGCGGGCGGCGCTGCCGAGAAGGTGACGAGCCCGGAAGGGGCGAGGGAGTAGTCGGACCCCTCCGCCAGCAGCACCCCGGCGCGGTACACGAGCGGCGCAGCCTCCCAGCCCACGGCGGGCACCAGCTCGTCCACCGTCGCGTCCGGAGCCAAGGGGCGCTGCAAGAGGAACTGCGTCCTGGCCCCGTCCCCGATGCCGAACGCCTGGCCAGTGACGCCCCAGGCGCTGTCCGGTGCCACGAACTCGAAGGCGGCCACTCCGCGGTGCGCGCGGAGGAAGGCGTCCACCGCGTCTGCCTCTTCCTTTCGGCGGGCAGTGAACTGGAGGGACCAGCGCTGGAGGAGGCCCCGGGCACCGTCCTCCGAGCGCTGGGAGTAGCCGTCGCCGAACTGGGCCTTGCGCACGCGCGGCTGGCTCTCAAGCTGGGCGCCCCAACTCGGCGTGAAGGGGAAGCGTTCCATGGCGCCATGTTCGCGGCATGGGTGGACCGCGTCCCGCGCCAAACCCGAGGCGTATGTCGTCGCGGCAGTCCAGCAGTCTAAACGTGTCTACCAAAGTGCGTCATCCCCCTGCAGAGGTACATTCTTCTCTGCCGCATGCCGCTAGGCTTCTACTCCCGATGACGGCGGCATCGCGCCTCCTCATCCCAGGAAGCACACTCGATGGAGTCCGGGGTAGTTAGTGACTCACCTCTAGCTGCTTGCTTTTGCGCTCCAGTAGATCGCACTCTCCGCCGCAATTTCAGGCCCACATCAGAGGAAGCCAAGGATGGCGAAGTCTCGTCGGATGACGGTTCATTTCTATCGCGTGAACATGCCCCAAGGGCACGAGTTCCAGACCCTCCTTAACACCGTGTTCGGATTCTCAGCCGCCGAGAGATCTATCGAAGTCGGTGGGGTCCCCTATCGTTTGGAGTCCCTCACGATGGACAGCAGATACTGCGAAGGAGAAATGGTTCGACTGCGCGAAGACTACCACCCCGGCAAGTACCGCATGGATGCACAAGGGGCGACCGACCTTGGATTGGCGGAAGATGAGCTCATTGGTGAAGAAACGGCTTTCATCTATGACACCAGCCTGAACATTTTGGGACTTCAAAAGGTTCATGGCGGCGTTGCGGCCGGTGCCTTTGCTGGCTACTTCCGCCGGTTCATCCCGACCGCAGCAGACGCATTTGGACTGGAGGTCGTGCTGAGTGCGGACCCGGTTCGCCAGATGACACAGTTGCGCGAAGTGAAAACGTTCGAGGTAGAAGTCGCAGCTGTGCCAACGGACGTGTTTCACGGGATGGACACGATGAAGGCCCTCGCGAGAACGCAGGCTGAGTCAGGCGCTACCCGCGTTACCCTGTCACTGGGGATGGGGAGAACGCGTGGAGGCGCCATCGAACGCAATTTTGTGGACGGCCTTCTCAGTAATCTCCTGCGGGTCTTTGCCGAGGAAGAACATGGGAAGAACGCCATCAAGAAGCTCAAGGTAGGCGGCCCTACTGGAGAAGACCTTGAGGTGCCGATTATCGACCTGCTTTCCCATCGGCTGGTCCACTACCAACGGTATGAATGGGATGACAGATACGTCCCTTATACTATGCGGCGCCCCCTAGTTAAGTGGGCGTACGAGGCTAGGGAGAACGAACTCCGAACCGCATATGGCCCCAGGGCAAATTTATGACGACTCAGAGTCCTTCAACTTCAACACTATCCAGGAAGAAGAAGGTCGCCATCATCTGGGAACGGGTGTACCCCAGCACTGTTGGAGTGATTGTGACTGCTGCGGCTGCGGGCGCTCGCTGGAAGTTTCCCGAGTGGAAGCTTCCCAGCGACCTGGGGCAACTTTTCTCGTCCACCCTGGACCTTGGAGCCATCGCTATCGGATTCTTGGCGACCGCCAAGGCTGTCTTGCTCTCGATCCAAGGGAGCCCTGCCGTTACGAAGATGCGAGGAACCGGCCTGTATGAAGGACTACTCAGATTCATTCTGAGAGCTATTCAAGCAACCTTCACTCTGGCGGCGTATAGCCTCGTAGCTATTTTCCTTGAGAAGGCTTTCGATCATTCGACGCTAAAATGGCAACTTGTCGTGCTCATATGGATTTTCTTGGTCGTTACAGCAGGACTCGCTTGCTACCGCGTTATTGACGTCTTCTTCACGATCCTCAGCCCTCGCGACATTTCGACACTTGCTCCTAAGGAGCAGAGTAGTTCTGCTACACCTCTCACTATCCTTCCTCCTTCGCGGAAGGAACCGATGCAAGGTGATAACTGAAACGCCCCTCCGTACTCGCTGCGGTGAGCCCCCTGAGCCATCCCCTCATTTGAAGATTCCCCTTGGAGAACGCATGGGCAGCCGAGCGAGCAAGCTCAGAGGGGAAATCGAGAATGAGGGGATGCTTCAGGTGATCCCCCTCACCGCTTCCGGTTGACGAATCCTCCGGGCCGCATCTCCTCCAGCATGACCCGGCGGACAGCTCCACCCAGGTGCTGCCCAGGCGCCGCGACTCCTCCGTCGTGCCAAGCGTCTGGACGTCCGCGCTCACCGAGCCGTCCTGGTGCACGTTGAGGGGCGGCACGGAGCCAGCGTCCCCTACTCCCCCAACCAGAAAGAGCGACCGCCGCTCTTCAGCGCTCGAGCGAGGAACTCCTCGAATGACGGTGCAATCGGGTCCACCTTCGGGAATGTCTCATGGAAGGCGTCGAACAGAGGGTACCTTGGGGACTTCGGCTCCACGTCGACGACGACGTAGTTGGTGTCCTGCATGTCGACCAGGGCATACAGCGACGGTGAGCCGTAGGCGTCTTCGTCGCGGCCGAAGATTGCGACGCGCGCACGTCGAATCTCCGCCAGCGGGAGAATCCGATAGTCCGCGTCAGGGACAGGCTCGAAGAGCGCCGCTCCATCGCAGTGGAGGTAGAAGGCTCGCAAGTCAGCATCAAGCTTCCAGCCCACGCGAGCCTCGAATGCCGCGATTTGGGCAGGCGTCGCGGGAGCGTTGGGGAAGTGGTGTCGCGAGACTTCGGCGAGCAGGGAGTCGATGGGCATGGCCGCCTCAGTCCACGTAGGGCCGCTCCGGCCCCACGGCTCGCCACTTGCCAGCAGCGTCGTAACAAGCCGGGTAGGCGCTGTTGATGACGTGATGCACGCCGGGCGGCACAGGAATCACATTGTCGGGAGCCAAGGGAGCGCCCCCATGCGCCAAGTCGAAGATGTGGTGGCCAGGCCAATGCGCCGTCTCCGTCTTCGGCCAGTCCCCGAACTCCGAGCTCCACTGCCTGCGGAACGTCTTCCGCGCGTCCTCCCACGTCTCGCGTCGATGCTTGAGGTCCGACACCTTGGGGTAGTCGCAGCAGCAGTGGGTGACGGCCAAGCGCCCGCCCGCAGCGGCCGGAAGCGCCATGAAGCGCCCCTGCCAGTCGCCCTTGATGTCCGCGAGCCAGATGCAGCCGAGCAGCGGGACGTGCCCCTCGGCCACGCACCGCCGCTCACAGCGCGCCATGAGCGCGGCACTGCACAGCCAGGGTCCGTAGTAGATGGTCGTCTGCACCGTCCCACCTGCCGGGCTCGGGATGCTCGGGCCCACCCACTTCGCCGAGGGCTTCGCGCCCACGGCGCTGACGGTGGCCGAGCCGCAGCCGCCAAGGGCGAGCAGCAGGGACACTCTCACGAAGTGCTGGCAGCGCCATGGCTTCACGCAAAACGTGATAGCGCAGACAAAGCAGACGCATAAGTCACCGACTCCACGGCTGCCGTGGTGGGTAGGGACCAGTGGCAGACGCTGTCCCTACAGCGCCCGGCCGCGGCATCGGACGCGGGGTGCGGTCCATGTCCGCCCTGCTCGCCACGACTACACCTACTGCACGTGCATTCAGGCACACCCGGAATGTCAGGCCCGCATGTCAGAAGGGCCGATGGCGCCACAACCCAGGCGGTCGCCGCAGGACTCGCCAGGAGTGGAGCCTTTCCTTGGAGGGGACACGCATGCCGCACTGCAGGCCCAACGCACTTCAGCCATTCATGTTCGACAACACCCCGGTCCGGACCGTCATCGGGCCGGACGGAGAGCCGTGGCTGATGGCCACCGACGTCTGCGCGATCCTTGGTCTTTCCAACCCGCGCGACGCAGTGGGCCGCCTTGACGACGATGAAAAGGCGACCGTCGGTAATGCCGACGGTCAGCCTGGACGCGGGGCACAGACGTTCAACATCATCAGCGAGTCCGGTGTCTGGGCGCTCACGATGCGGAGCCGAAAGCCCGAGGCGAAGCGCTTCCGGAAGTGGGTGACGAAGGAGGTCATCCCGTCCATCCGGAAGACGGGGGCCTACAACCCTTCCATGGCGACGGTCCGCCAAGCCGTAGCGGAGCGTTTCCTCCGCGTCGGCCTGGCGCCCTGGATGAAGCGCTTCCCGGACGCATTCTACGAGGAGATTTTCCGACTGCGAGGCTGGCCGTGGCAGGGGCCAGGCACTCCACGCCCGGGTGTCATTGCCTACTACACCAACGACCTCATCTACGAGAGGCTGGCGCCAGACCTTCTGCGGATGCTCCGCGAGCGCAATCCGGTGGATGCCCACACCAAGAAGCGTCCCTCGAAGCACCACCAACACCTGAGCGATGACGTCGGCCATCCGGGCTTGGAACGGCACCTGTACTCCGTCATCTGCATCATGCGTAGTTCGTCCACATGGGATGACTTCATGATTCAGATGGACCGCATCCACCCGCGTTGGGGGAACAGCCTCCTTCTTCCTCTCATGAACGAACTGCTGCTGCCGCAGCCCCAATCGCCCGCCCCCGCGGTCTTTCCATCCTGAGAAATTCTGGCATGGTGGCTCCAGTCCCCCGACAAGGAGCCACCGTGGCTAGCAATTCCAGGCAGCGGCACAGAATGGACTTCCTTTGGCGCGTTCGCGAGGCGCTGGCACTGCCCTACTCACTCGTGGTGCGAGGCGGGGTCCTCGTGTGGCGCCGTGACTCGTACATCAGCACCATGCAGTTCACCGACTACGGTGGGCCAAAAGAAATCGACCGGGTCGACGCAAACGGGACGTGCTTCTCGCCATCAAGGCAGATGCTCCGGCGCCTGGGGTTCGACTCGCGGGTCTCCTATGTCTCTAGAGACCCTCTACAGCGACGCCTTCAACTCACAGCCACAGTCGAGGAGTTTCCCGCCCTCGCTCCGTGGCTCGCAGACGAGCTCGGCGCCCGGCTCAGCGGCCTGAACCTCCCTCCATGCCCTGTTCCGCTCAGCGGCATCAGGGGAGACCACAACATCTGGACCAACTCAGCCAGGGCTGACTATGCCGCATGGGCGAAAGAGGAACAGCTCAAGCGCGACCAGCAGCGCCAACGCCGCCAGACGGCCTTGATGCACTTTGCCCCCGCGACGCATTGAGCCCACTCACCTCGGCCGGTTGACGAAGTCGCACCCCAAGCCAGCCGCATAGGGAATCGGCCCGCCCCAGAACCTCGGGCGGGCCGCCGCACGAGAACAGCCTCCGACTCAAGAACTTGAATCGGTCTCGCGCCTCTCAAAACCACTCACAAAGAAACCGAAATAGGCAGCGTATCTCCCCCATCAGGGGACGTGCCGCGCGATTCCCATACGCCCGGGATATAACCAGAGCGGTCTTCGACCGTGCATGACGACACACCGTAACATGTTTTGCCATTCGACGACCACAGCGGGCCTGCTGGGAAAGCCAACCTGGCTTGCAAATTAATAACAGGCTGAACCGAATCACACACAACGGTAGCTGTTGCCCCCACGCTAATGGGACCAGAGGGGCCGGAAATAACATACGGAGGGGTAACGCTCGTTGAGCACCCCGGAACGACCGACTGCTCCTGCGCCACATGGCCTTCACCCATCTCCTCAGGCATGTCCGGCCCGCAACCAGCAGCAACAAGCATCGCACTTGCACTCAAAATCAGAACCACTGGCCTCTTCATGGAGTCTCTCCTTGGTGATCGGGTTGAGGCGTCCAGCATAGACAGCTTACCTGGGGATACCAAAGGCAATGCGATGTCGGAGCAATCGTTGCGAAATGACCGCCAATTGCCGAGCATCTTCAGCTTGACATTCTAAGCGCCGCGCATGCTCCCATCCGCTAATGAGAAGCTAGAGCGGCTCTCACTCTTCACCTCCGCCGGTTGACGAAGTCGTAGACGAAGCCTCCGGGCCGCATTTCCTCCAGCATTACCCGGCGGACAGCCCCACCCAGGTGCTGGCCCAGGCGCCGCGACTCCTCCGTCGTGCCAGGCGCTTGGACGTCCGCACTCACCGAGCCGTCCTGATGCACGTGCACGTTCACGTTGATGGGCGGCACGGCGCCGGCCGGGAACGTGTCGGTGCTCGCCGGCGCGCTCGGCACCACCAGCTTCGCCGCGCCGTCCGCATAGGGCGCGCCGCTCTTCATCACGGCGGGCGCGGACATGTCGAACGCGGACTTGCCCGCCGCGACGCCTGCTCCTGCAGTGGCTCCTCCCGCGCTGAAGCTCGCCCCCGTTATGCCGCCCAGGAGGGCCGTGGTGCCGATGTCCACCAGGGCCACGAATGCCTTGTGGGCCAGGAGCCGCGACAGGTCCTTGAGCATTCCGTCAATCATGCCGCGCCAGGTGAACTGCGTGGAGGTGGCGAAGGTGGTGATGGCGTCTTCCATGTGCTGGGCAGCGAAGCCCACTGCGTCCTGGGCAATGGAGAAACCGTCGCTCATCTGCCGGTGCAGGCGCACCAGTTCCTTCTGGTACGTCTCCATGCTGATGCGCTCGTCCTGCAACAGCTTGTTCAGCATCTCGACGCGCTTCCGCACCTCCTCCAGTGGGTTGAGCTGCTTCTGGAGCAGCTCCAGGTCCTTCACCAGTTGAGCCTCCTCCTTCCCCTCCTTCGTCCAGAGGGAGCGGGCCTTCGCGAGCTTTGCTCCATACTCCTCCGCCTTAATGGTGCCCGCAGCCAAGCCGGCGTTCAGTGCCTCCACGGCCTTGGCCATTCGGTCCGCGTCAGCGTCCCCGAGTTGCTGATTCAGTTGCTCAAGGGCGCGCGCGTGCTCCTCCGCCTTTTTCTTGGCTTCCTCGTCGGCCTTCTTCTTCGCCTCAAACGCTGCAATTTTCTCAAGTGCAGCGTCTGCTACTAGCCGCTGCGCGTAGTTCAGAGATTTGTACTCAGCCGTGAGCTTCTCGGCCCCCTCTCGCGCGAGCCCCAGCGTAGCCGCCTCTTCCTCGAGCTTTGCCAGATACCTCGCGGCGGACTTCGCCAGTTCCGCCCTGGCCTTTTCCTCGTTCTGGAGGCGCTCCGCCTCCTGTTCACGGGCACGCGCCGTGGCGGCAGCCGCGTCAGCCTCACGCTGGTGGGCGCCGGGGTCATAGGCCACAGCCTCCCTAACGCGCGCGAGTGCCTTCTCCAACTCCGCCGAGTCCTGAGTAGCCGACTGCAAGTCCTTGCGAAGTTCCTTGACGCTTTTGGGCAGGTATCGCGGTTCGAAGTCCTTCACGATCTTGTCGGCGCGAGGGTCCTCGTCATCAACCAGGACGCGATTCAGCACGCGGGTCCGGAATTCCGCCTCCTCGGCTTGGAGCCGCTCCTTGATGCTCTTCACACGAGCCTGGTTGAGCTCCGTTTCATGCTTGGCCACCTTCTCGAAGACGGCCAGCGCCTGCTCCGCCGTCTTGACCTCATCGGTCATCATGGTCTGGTAGTCGCCACCAAGCGCCGCCAGTTCCTTCCGTGCGATGGACAGCACCTGAGCAGCCTTCGCTGCATCTGTCGTCGCGCGGGTCTGTTGGAGCAGGTCGGACACAATCGAGGCGCTCTTCCCGACGCTGGTAGCAGCAGCTGTTCCAAGTTCTCGGGCCTTCACAGCGGCATCCTCTGCCCTGGAGATGTAGGCGGAGATTCCCGCCGTCAGGAGGCCAATCGCGGTGATGGCGACGCCGATGGGCCCACCGAGCGCGGCCATAGCCCCCTGGAGCACGCGACCGGCCCCCGCAGCTCCGTACATCGCTTGCGCGGCGCGCACCTGCGCCAGCGCGTTGTCATTCGCGGCAATCGCGGCCTGGGCATGCGCGGCCCGCATGAAGGGCGCCGTCTGCTGGAGGGACGACTGGCGAGCCTCAAGCTGGACGGCCGCGTTCCGCAATGCAGCCCGGGAGCTCTCGTTGACTGCCTTGACGTAGCCCGCTTCTGCGAGCGCCGCATTCGTTGTCGCCTGCCGGCTCTGGACCAGTGCCGATGCCTTCGCGGCGGCGCTCTTCACCCATTCAGCCGCCCATGCGCCGCCTCTGGCTGCCAGGAGAATCCCCACGGCCTGGGCCGTCGCGCCAGCTGAACTCGACAGCGTGGTGAAGTTGCTGGAGAGCATCTCGATGCCGGGCATCAACTGCGCCAGGAGCCCCTGCCCCACCGCGATTTCGAGGTCGTCGAACTTCGCTTTCAGTTGGTCCAGGGCGAACTGAGGCGTCTGGGCCATCTTGCTGAAGGCGACCTCGGTGCGTCCTGCTGCCGACTCCATGTTCTTCAACGACGTGGCGAAGTCGCCAGCGCTGGACCCGGTCAGCGTCATTGCGGGAAGCAGCGCCTCCACACCACCTACAAGCTTGGCCAGCAACTCCGTGCTACCACCCGTTTGGACCTTGAGGTGGTCCAGGAACCCTGCGAGCCCCCGCGCCTTCAGCCCTGCCGTGTTGAATTCGATGCCGAGGGCACGCGCCAGGTCCCGGGCCTCGTTCGACGGCTTGGCAACCTGGGCAAGGATGGCTCGCATCCCTTCCATCGCCGTCTCCGTCTTGATGCCGGCCTTCGTGAGTGCAGCGGTCGCGGCAAGCAACTCCTGGAGCGACACGCCCGTCTGCGAGGCGATGGGCGCCAGCTTGCCGATGTGCCTCGCAATCTGCTCAATGGACGTCTTGCCATCCGCAGCGGAGACGAACATCGCATCGGAGGCCTCCGTGGCGTCCCGGAGTTGAGAGCCGTAGCTGGCCATGATGGATGTGAGTCCGTCAGCAGCAACCCCCACCTCCGTGACGCCACCAATGGCCAGCTTGTTTGAGACGCGAAGCAACTCCGTTGCCTGAGAAGCATCGCTCGCACCGGCGCTCATGACTTCGTAGAGCGCCTTCACCTGCTCCGTAGGGGCTCGTCCAAACTCCACCCCCAATTCGCGGGCGCGGTCGGCGAGGGCCCCCATCATGTTGACCTGGTCGCCCTCCAGCAGGGTGCTCACCTGGGCCATGGCCGTATCGAAGGCAAGCGCCTCTGATGCGGCACTCGTGAGCGAGGCGATTACCGTGGCGATGACAGCGGCAAGCCCGAGGAACGACTTCACTAGGCCGCCGAGCTCCTGCGAGAGCCGATTGACCGGTTTCTCGACTCCTTCAACTGAGCGTTTGACGTCCTGCACAGACGTCGCGGCTTGGGTGGACTCGACCTGCATCCGTGAGAGATTGGTGCTGGCCTTCCCCAACTCCCCCATAAAGCGGCTTACAGCAGAGGTGTCCGCGAAGGACGCGTGGAGTTTGACCGCGGCGGCATCCAGTGCCCCGATCCGCGTCTTGAAGCCGTCCAGACCAGAGGCGTCCTTCAACGCGCCCTGGAACGCGGTCGCTGCGGCCCCCATCGCCTCCATGTCCTTGATGGAGGTCCTCATTCGGGCCAGCGCCTGGTTCGTTTCGTTCGCCTCCTTGACCATCCGCGCCAAGCTCTTCGAGTACTGCTCGGTCGCGGTCTCGGTTTTCTTGGTGGCCGTCTCCGTCTTCTCGGCCGCCGCGCTAAATTTCGTCAGCTCGACGGATCCCGCCTTCGCGTCGGACGTGTCGATACGGACTGAAAGCGTTGCGAGGTCCGTCCCACCAGACATAGGGGTTCCTCTTCACCACCACGTGGTGGCGTAGTACGGCGCTGTAACAGCCTGAACTAACGAGTAGTGGCAGGTCATGGCCTAGATGTGCTGGCCTGCGGGGCCATGCGTATGCTGCTCGCCATGATGGCCACCGTCGCAAGTACGACCTCCCTCGGCGCTGACTACCGCCCCCTGGCGGCGCTTGCAGGAGTAGAGGGAGTTGCGGTCTACGTCAGCCTTCCAAGTGCCTTCGCCGAGAAGGGTGAAGCGTCGTTGATGTGGAAGGAGCGCACCGAGAAGCTTCTCGAATCGCGTGACGTCCCGCTCGTGCACCCCCGTGAGGGAGTTGACGATCCACCTGTTCTCAACGTTGTCGTTAATGCTGAACCCACCCTCGACGACACCGTGGTGTCGCTTAATCTCTCGCTGACCCGGCTCATCCCACTCAAGAGCGCAGGCGCCACAGTTCGCATGGAGGCGTGGCGGCAGCATCTGTTGTTTCGCGTGCCAACGGCGAGGTCTGGCGAAGCAACGTGGGAAACAACCAGTCTATGGGTCCATAAATTTATCACCGACCTCCACGAAGCTCGGAAATTGGCTGATACATTCGACCCGAAACGCACCTCACGCGAAGGAAGGGCTGTGAGTGACAGTAAAGTGAAAGCCAAGCCAGCGACAGCCCAGAACCAACCGGAGAGCACTGATGAGCCTCCTATCAAGTACAAGAAGGCGTTTCTAAATGGATGTTCCACGGCAATAGGGATCACTTGCTGCTCCTACCTTGGAGAGAGCTGTGCGTACACGCTGTGCCAGGACAAGCCGAGACAGGATTGGCGCCAGCAAAGCTGGTCCTGCATGTAGCCTTCGACGTACCACCCGTTCGGCCTCCCTCACTTCTTCGGCTTCGGGGTCATCTCCAGGCGGAACGCATCATCGAGTTGCCGGAGAAGGCCCACCTCGACAGACGTGGGCTGTGCCCCGGTGAGGCGCGCCCACGCCTCAATGTCCTGGTAGCTGATGGGCGCCAGAGAGAAGGCCCCGGGCGCCCGCGAGTTACTCAACTCGCAGAACCACTCCCAGACGTGGGCGAGTGCTTCAGGTAGCTCGTGCTCCCCCACCAGCTCGGCCGGCACCTCGCCGGTGGACTTGGCCACCTGCTCCAGGTGCGCCCGGAGCGACACCCCGGACGCGTCTTGTTGGCTCAGTCGGAACTGGTGCTGGGCGAAGCCGAGGAGCTGCTCGGCGACTTCCCGAAAAAACTGGCGGCGTCCGTGACAGCCTCGTCCACCTGACGGCGCAGCCAGCGGTGCTCCTCGTACACCCTGCGCGCGTTGTCCTTGGTGAAGGGCAGCGGCTGGCCGTTCTCCATGAAGCCCTCCCACGAGGCCGTGCAGCGCACCAGCAGCTCCAGCCCGTCCGCGTCGGTGCCCTCCGCGGTGATTTTCGTATTGCGGCCGGAGTGCTGCAGCTTGTGGAGGCGGCGGTTGCGCAGCGCCCGGTCCGCCTCGCGGTAGGTGGGCGAGTCCACGCCGTGCACCACCACCTTCATGCCCGTCGCGTCGCCGGAGACGGGGTGGAGAATCTCCACGGTGGTGGTGTCGCTGCGCTGGAGGCTGCCGAGGTCGAGTGCGAGGGAAGTAAGGGACATCGTGCTCATGGCGGTGCTGCTCCTTCTGGGAAGCGGGTGGAGGCGCGGGAGCGCCGGTTACGGGTTGCTGCGCTGGTAGAGGATGGTGGCGCCGGACGTCGCATCCAGCAGCGCGGTGAAGGGCATGCTGACGGTGACGGGGCCCGAGTTCGGGTTGTCGACGTCGCCGCCCGTGTACTTGATGCGTGGCAGGTAAATGCGGTGGAAGTCCGTCCCGTTGACGTCCTCCAGGAGCAGCTCCAGGCTGGACTCCTCCTCGTTGATGAAGCGGTTCAGGAGGACGGCATCCTTGAAGTAGGCGGAGATGCTGCCGGTGACGACGAAGGCGCCCTCGTGAACCTCCTGGGGGCTCTTGTGGCCGACGACGCCCTGGACGCTGCGCCCGTTGGCGATTTCCAGCTCCACGGCCGTCACGTTGGCCACCCGTTGCCCGCCCTCGTACAGCGCCCCGGTGAAGGCGTCGAAGGGGCTGCCGGTGCCAGCCGGAGTCAGCGTCACCGCGTGGGTGGCCGTGGCCTGCACCATGTCCTTGCCGAGGAAGGACATGCTGCACGTGACGATTTCGCCGGGCGTCACGGAGAGAGACAGGCTGTCCACCGCACAGCCCCGGTACAGCATGAACTGGCTGATGTCGGTGAAGGCCCGCTCCAGCCCGAAGCTGACAAGCTCGGTGCCGTTGGCCAGGCGCTGGCCCACCAGGGCCACGGTGCGCCCCGCCGCGGCCACATCCACGGTGAGGGCCCTGTCCACCTCCAGGCGCAGCGCGGACACGGCCACCACCTTCGCCCGGCCGTTGTTCCCCGCCTCGGCGAAGCCGGAGGCCATCACCATGTCCCCCGGGAGGAAGCCATCCTCGAGGAAGCTGCCCGAGTCACGGACGAAGGCGTCCGCTTCCGCCTCCAGCGAGGCCGCGCCCGTCGTCACCGCGCGCCATGTGCCGCTGAGGGCGGCGGCCAGGAGGACGTCGAAGGTGCCGCGGGAGAGCTCGAAGGAGAAGTCGCCGCCCACGCTGCGCATGCCGTGGCGCAAGTCCGCCGTCTGCCTGTCGTCCCGAACCTCGTTGGACTGGTACGTCTCCTTCGCGAGGTTGAGGCTGGTGTCGGTGAAGCGGAGCACCGAGTAAGCCGTGCTGGGCACGCCGTACTCAGTCTCCGGTGCGAAGCGCAGCGCGGTCCGCTGCCCAGAAGCTGAAGCCATGTCTCTTCTCCTGCCGCCCACACACGGGCAGCTCAGTCCAACGAGTGCACCAACCAGGAAATGCTGACGGGCGTGGCCCACCACGGCTCGTCACGCAGCGCGGGGCCCACAGAGGCGGAGTGGATGCTCACCACCGTGTCGTTGCGCCCCAACCGCGTCCCCCGCTTGAAGGCGTCACACAGCGCCTGGGCCACGGTGAGGCTCGCCGCCGTGCCCTCGCCAATGGGGTGAAAGAGCAGCACCTGGAAGACTCCCGGGCGCCGCGTGTGCGAGTCCACCCCGACGCCGGCGGGTGACGTCCGCGCGGGGAGGCAGTCCAGCCGGGCCCAGGGCACGCCCGGCGTGGGGGTGAAGACGACGTTGGAGTAGGCGAGGTTGGCCTCGCCCAGCAGCGGCGCCAGCACCTCGCGCGCGCGCAGCTCCAGCGCCTGGGGGATGTCGAGGAGGGGCGGACTCACAGCGTGCCGTCCCCCTTCCCTGCCTCTTGCTTCGCCTCGCCCACGGCCTCCCCGAGAATCTCAGGCAGGTTGGCCAGGGTGACGCGCACCATTCCGCTGGGCGCCTGCTGGCTGTGGCCGAATTCCAGCCGGCGCGCGTACGGCAGGTTGTTGGCGACGTACACCGTGTCGCCCAGCTTCGCGGCGTCCAGCGCCTCCTTCGCCGCGGTAATGGTGGCGCCCCCGTCCTTGTCCGTGGCTTCCAGAGTGCCGTCGGGCCGAGCGCCCACGCCCGCGCGCCAGTTGCCCCGGAAGTGCCCGGTGTCCACGGGCGAGGCGGTGACGACGTTGGCCAGGATGCCCAGCGCCGTCTTCCGCACCACCTCGTTGGCGCGCTCCTCCGTCACCTTCACGAAGGACTGCACCTGCCGCGTGAAGCTGGCACCACGCCGTACGCGCGCGTCCGTCTTCTTCAGCGTCATGCGGCCACCCGAAGTACGTAGAGGACGGGAGTGCCCTGCAACTGCACCGGCGGGTCCGTCCGAAGCACCCGCCAGGTGCACCCTTCCAGCGGACCCACTTCGTCACCAGGGCCCGGCGTCACCGGCAGCCCGGCCGCGGCCACCAGCAGCTTGCGCCTGCCCACCTTCACCGTGCCGGCGGGCACCAACTCCTGGTACCCGTTGTCGGCCTGCACCAGCACCTGCACCGCGTGCGTGGTGACGGTTGCCGGCGCCGTGGAGAGGGCCGGGTCGTACGCCCCCGTCGTCCGCCGCGTGAGGGTGGCGCCCTGCCCGAAGCGCTTCAGCAGCTCGAGAGCCTTTCGGGCCAGTCTGTCCGCCTGGGCGCTCATCCTCGGAGAAGCCCCACGGTGCCGATGCCGCCCACGCGGGCGCCACGCAGGAAGGGCCGCACCAGCGTGGCCACCTGCTCCGGAATCGGCACGTGCCGCTCCGGAGACGTCTCCAGCGGCCCCACCTTCACCCCCTCGTCCACCACGGGTCCGAGGCCGGCCGTCCAGTCCTCCCCCATGAGGCGGAAGGCGAACTCCGCCGTCGCCCCGCGCACGCGCAGCGGCACCGCGGTGGCTGGCAGCGTCACCCCGTCCAGCACCACGCCGCGCCGGGGCCAGGCCAGGGACTGTTCCGCCTCGGCCCGGCTGCCCACGTAGCCGAAGTGGGTGTCCAGCAGGCTGGTGGCCCACATGAGGTGGCGCTCCTTCGCCTCCTGCGTGGCGGACTCCCACGCGGCGTTGTGGCCGCGCGCGGAGTGGTAGGCGTCCGCCTCCACCACCGTGCAGTACGAGTTCGCGGCCGGGCCGCTGGGGGTAGCGTCGAAGGGCATGGGGCTGTCTCCAGGGACTGCCGGCTACTCCGCCTTCGCCTTGGCCCTGCCCTTCGGAACGGGCGACTCCTCAGCGGGGGCAGGCACAGGCGCCGGAGGCGACGTGGGGGCCGGGGTCACAACCGTCGCGTCGCGCAGCTGCGCCTGCGCGGTGCGCAGCTCGGCCTTCACCCGCTCCAGCTCCGACATGCCCTCGTCGAGGGCATGCCGCAGCTCGCGGACCTGGCCGTCCGCCTCCGGCTGCGTGGTGCCCACCCCGGGGAGCGCGGCACTGGCGCCGCCCCACCGCGCCCACTCATAGGCGTCCTTCGCCTTCCGCCCCTCGACGCTGCCCTCCGGGTACGCGCTGTAGTACCGCGAGAGGAGTCGCTGCGCGGGCCCGCTGCTGCGCGCCGGCAGCACCAGCGCGCCGCCCTTGAAGGTGAAACCCCCGAGGGTGATGTCCTTGCCCTCGTTGGGGCCCACCAGAACCATACGAATGCCGTCCATGCTTGCTCCTGCTGTGGAAAGAGGGAGCGGAGAGGCATGGCGCCTCTCCGCGAAACGTGAGGGGCGCGGCTCAGGGGGCCAGCGGAGCGGTGCGGATGCCCTTCACCGTGGCGAGCGCGTAGTCGTTGAAGACGGCCGTCCCGCAGTACCAGACGACACGGGTGATTCGCTCATCCTTCTCCTGGTGCTCGCCCACCTCCTTGATGTGGATGCCCGCCGACGCGCCCGGCGCCGTCAGTCCGGCGATGCCCACGCTGCGGCTTCCATCGTCGAAGCAGCCCGCGATGATGCTGGTGCAGTCCGTCGCCGTCCCCTCCGTCTGGTTGGTGGGGATGTAGTCATTCACGAAGATGGGGATGCCGCGGTACGCAGGCACCGTCTTCCCGCTCGGCAGGGTGATGACCTCGGAGATGCTCGCGCCGCCCAGCTTGCGCAGGTACGCGTAGTGCCGGTTCAGCATCACCTCCGCCATGGTGATGAAGTCCACCTCGCCGTCCTTGGCCTTCACCTTGGAGATGAGCTCGTCCAGGAAAGCGACGTCGTAGAGGGCACCATTCGTCCCAGCCACCAGCGTCTGCCCGGCGGCCACCTGCGCCAGCAGTCCGGGGAACTCGTTGCTGAGCCCCGTGCCGTTGATGAACATGCTCCGGAACTTGCGCCCGGCAGACTTGGCCTTGGAGACAATCTGGTAGCCCTCCTGGTCATTGACGTTGGAGCGCGTGGCCTGGATGAGTCCGTCCACCTCGGCGTCGCCGATGATGCGCGTCAGCGTCGCGGTGTCCTGCTCGACGGTGGCCGGGTTCTTCGCGGTGATGGTGCCGCCGACGCCCAGCACCTCAACGTCGCCCATCACCGACTCGCGGTTGAAGGTGAAGGAGTTGCCCTCCAACTCATCGAAGGGCAGCCGCTCGAAGAGGCGGTCCGTGGTGACGATGGTTTCGATGACGCCGGAGACAAGCTCGTCGCGGGACAGCTTCGCGGATTCAGCCAGGGTGATTGAAGCCATGGGGTGTCGCTCCTCCTCGGTGAGAGGGAGACTGAGAGGGATTGCAGACGCGCCAAGGGCGGGAGGCGACTCGGGCCCTGGAGCGCACGTGTAGTGTGGAGTCGAGAGAGGACAGCGGCCGAGCATCCCGCTCGGATTGCCTCCGGCCGCGTCCCGCGCACCGAGGGCTAGTCCTGCTTACGCCGAGCTGCCAGGGCCGCCGCGATGCGCTGCGGAGCGCTGAGCTGCTCGGTACCGCCGGGCTTCCCGCCCGTTTTGCCCCCCGTAGGCGTCCCGCCACCGGAGGAACCCGAAGCCTCGAAGGCCCGAGCGAAGTTGGTGTCCTTCTTGAGCTCCGTGACGAACTCCCGAATCGTCATGAAGCCGCCCTTGCCGTTGCCGCGAGGATCCCCCTCTGCGTCAACAACCCGAGCCAAGAAGTTGCCACCTTCCTCAATCACTTTCACATGCTTCTGGACGTGAGGCAAGAGGAGCACTGCACTCCCTTTCAGCTCGGCGATAGCAGCCGTCGCCTCCGCCTCCACCAGGTGCTTGTGGAGGCTGCCCCGCATGCGCTCGACGACGGTGTCACGCTCCTTGAGCGCGTTCGCGTGCCCCGCCTCGAGGTCGGCCTTCAGCTTCTCGAAGTTGGCCGCGCCGTCCTTCCCCTCCTGCGCCTTGGCGAGTGCAGCCTTCAGCTCTCCGAGTGACTTCTCCACCTCCTCGGGGGCCTTGCCCAGCTTCGTCCAGGCCTTCTGCGCCTCCGCGAGCACCTTGTTGTTCTTCCGCTCCTTCTCCAGGGCGGTGTTCAGCCCCGTGGTGTCCATGCGCTTCGCCACGTCGGAGTCGAGGGCGAACTTCCCGCTCTCCCCCTTCGCGTACAGCCCGCGGTACTTCTCGGGGACGATGTTCAGCTCATCCAGTTCCGGCTGCCACTCGAATTCCATGTCGCTTCCCTTCTCGGCCCAGTGGGCCGGTTACAACTTCGCCTTCTTGAAAGCCTCGGACTCCGCCTCGCGGAGCGCCTCCAGCGTCAACGTCCTGCCGCTCGCGTCGGTGAAGCGGTCCACGCTCAGCCCGCCGTTGCGGAAGAGCTGCCCGCGCGTGGGGCCCAGCACCTCGTCCTGGAAGCTGGCCGACTGACGGCGCAGCCAGTCCTCGTAGGACAGCCCCTTGGGCACCTGGCCGATGTTCTCCCGCGCCCACTTCTCGCGGATGCGGGCGATGGCGGCGCGCCGCTCCTTCTCGGACATGTCCGACCAGGCCGCGCCCGCCTTCGCCTTCGCCTCAGCGCGGAAGTCGATTTCCCGCTGGCGCCGGGTGCGCGCGTCGGTGACGGCCGGCCTGTCGCCCACCAGCTTCACCCCGTTGATGACGGGCACGGTCGTGGTGCGACACCCCGGGTGGAACGGTGGGCGCTTCCCCTCCCTCACCGGGAACACCTTCCCATCGAGGGCCATACAACCCAGCGTGGTGCGGCCGTCGAGCGTTGCCACCAGCCGCACCTCTTCGATGATGTCCTCGTTGGCCCGGTACACCTCTTCCCGGGCCTGGGTGGAGGCGTGGTTGAGGGAGGTGCGCACCAGCGTCTCCGCGCTGCGCCGGGACATCTCCACCACGCCGTCCGTGTACGAGGCACCGCGGGTGCCCACCACGCTCCGGACAATCTCCTGCGTCGTCTGCCCCTCGACGATGCCCACCTGCACGGCCCGGGAGATGCGCTCCAGGTCGGCAGGCTGAAGCGCCTCCACCCAGTGCTCGAAGACGGCGCCGCTGAAGGGGCGCTCGAAGACGGCCGCGCGCAGCACCTCCGCGGACGGAGCCACCACGCCCAACTCGACGATGAGCGTCTCCTGGAGGACGGCTGCCTGCCACTGCGCCTCATAGGCCGCGAAGACGGACAGCTCCTCCCGGAGGAAGCCGGCCGCCGCGGCGTATGCCTCGGCGCGCACGCCGCCCACCACCTTCAGCAGCTCCTGCAGGCGTTCGGTGGTTTCCGGCCCGGCGTCGAAGCCACCCGCCGCAACGATGCGCTCCACGCGGACGGCGAGTTGCTCTTCGAGCTTCTCTTCCGTGGCGTTGAGCAGTTCCACCACCCGGCGGACGGTGCCCGCCTTGTAGCGCTCCACCTGCACGGAGTGCGCGATGGTTTGTTCGAGGATTTCCTCGTTGGCCGTGCGGCGGGTGGTGGCCACCTATGCCCCTCCCCGCTCGCGGCGGCGCACTTCGTCCACCAGGTGGTGCACCGCGCGCAGCGCCAGCTCGGCGCCCCGGACTCGCCAGGACTTGGGCTTCGGCTCCTCCGCCTGGCCCGTCACGTCCACGCTGGCCACACGCGCCCCGTCCGAGAGGGCCTTCTCGATGACGGTGTCCCGCTGCTCGCGGATGGCCGCCCAGATGTCCCGGCCCAGGGGCTCGGCCAGGGTGATGGAGGTGCGCGCGAAGCGTCCGCCATCCGGCTCTTCGCCGTAGCGGAAGTTCTCGTCCAAGACGAGGACGACGCGCCCCTCTGCGTTGCGGTGCACCTCCCAGCTCCTGTCGAGGCGGACGGGCGTCACGCGGCACCTCCTGAAGCGGGAGCGGCGGCTGGCGCGCGCCCACCGCCCAGCGCCGAGGGGGCGGGCCGGAAGGTGCCCAGGGCCGGGCCCTCGGACATCAGCCGGTCAGCGTCCAGGGCCGCATCAAAGTCCGGCGCAAGGACGCCCCGGCGCTTGAGCTCGGCGAGGAAGGCCTCGCGCGAAATGTCGCCCTTCGCTCGCGCCTTGAAGAGGACGTCCAGGTCCTGCTTGTCCTGCTCCGTCAGCCCGAAGTCGGTGTGCACCTGCACCTTCAGCGAGGCGTCATCCACCTGGAGTTGCATCCACCGCGCCGCGAAGTGGAGGCCCAACTCGAGGGCGTCCCCGAAGCTCTCCGCCATGGCCTGAAGCTCGCTCTGGCTCTTCGCCTCGTTGATGGACTTCTCGGTGGCCGTGGCCGTGCCGGAGCGCTTGACGAGCAACTCGATGCCGAGCGCCGCCATCTCGTCCTTCAGGTCCTCCAGGTCCTGCCGGCCCGCGGAGATGGCGGCCCCGCCGTGCTCGACGTAGTAGAATTTCCCCTGCGGATTCTCCGTGGTGAGCAGCGCATGCGGGCTGACGGTGAGCTTGCCGCCGTCCTCGCTCTGGCCTTCGCCGCCCGCCTCCTCGCGGACGCCAGACGCCGCGAGCATCGGGAAGCGCGCCACGGTGAGGACGTTTCGCTGGTCGCTGGCAGACTGCCAGTGCTCCACGTTCTTGAAGGCCAGGTCCAGCAGCGGCGGCCGGGCCTGCATGAGCGCCTTGCGCTCGCCGGCGTACCAGGTGACGAGGGGAATGAAGCCCAACTGGTTTTCCCCGCTCTCCACCTTCTTCCAGCCACCGTTGCCGACGCGCTCGTGGACCTCCCACTGCGTGGGCTCCAGAACGCGGATGCGCTCCACCACCACCTCGGCGTAGCCCGCCATCCGCACCTCAGTCTCCCGGAAGCGCACGTGGGTGAGGCGCTCCACCCCGTCCACCACTTCGGAGTACGCGGCAATGAGGGCTTCGGCGGGGATGTGGACGAAGTAGGGACGGGCGCCCACGCGCTGCTCGTCTTCCAGCGTCTTCACCTTCTCCGGGTCCACCACGGGGAAGTCGACGAGGAAGTGGGTGAAGGCCTTCGCCAAGCCGTCCGCGAAGACGGGGCGGGCCCACGCCGTGAGGTCATGGCCCTGCCGGTCCACGTCATCCACCAGGGCCTGCAGTTCTTCTGGCGCAGCGTCGCCCAGCCGCACGGGCTTCGCGAAGGGCTTGGCGGCAAGGCTCCCCAGCACCTTGGTGAAGTAGTTGAAGAGGAAGGTGCGGTTGAGTCGCGCCCGGTACGCTTTCAGCGTCTCACGGGGGTGGCGGGGCAGGTGCCGCTCCCCTGCCTCGCGCATGGCCCGAGTGCCCCCCATCAAGTCGAGCACCAGCTGCCAGTCCGGCAGCATCCCCTTGTACGCGCTGCTCTGCGCGTTCACGTCGCTCTTCGCCACGTCAGGCCCTCCCCTCTTCCGCGTTGCCCTGGCGCCGCAGGTGGACGTAGGCCCAGGTGTCCGAGGCCAAGCGCGTCAGTCGGCGACGGTGCGGGTCCTCCAGGTGCGCGGAGAAGCGCACCACCACCCAGACGGAATCGCGCCGGGCCACCCGAGGCAGGCCTCGGCCGCGCAGGCGCCGGCCAGTCCCTGGGCGATGACGGGCGGCCTTCACTGGCCACCTCCCGTCATGCGCAGCGGGGCGTCCTCGCCTCGAACCATGGTGAAGAGGGCCACCTCAACGGACTCCATGCCCGGCGGTCCCGCCAGCAGCAGCTCCAGCACCGCGGGCATGTCCGGCGTCAGCGTCTCGCGAATGGAGGCGAGGTCCATGGCGGACAGCACGGGACGGCCGCCCGGGTGCGTGTGCCAGTCGCCCAGGTAGCGCAGGCGCGGCCACACGCGGTGCACCAGCCGGTTGTCGCGGGCCCTGTCCGCCTCGAAGGTGTAGCGGGCAAGGCGCACATTCCGCCCCGGGCCCGTCACCGCGACGACGTGGGCCTCGCCGTCCACCACGTGCCCCAGCAGCATGCCGCCCGTCTCCATCGGCGCGGCGGCGCGCGCCAGGCGGGCCGCCTTCGCCAGGGCGGACTGGGACAGCCAAGCCCGGTACCCGTCCGCCACGTACAGAGCGGCTGCACTCCCCGTGGGCTTCGCGCACGCGGCCGGCATCAGTAGTAGCTCCCCACCCGCATGGTGCTGGAGGGGGCGGACGCCACCGCCATGCCGCCGGCGACCGCGTCCAGCCCGTCGTCGTGGACGCCTGGGTTCGGAGCGGCGACGGCTTCTTCCACCCACCAGTTGTTCCATGCACCGCGCAGCAGGTGGACATTGCCCGCCTGGGCCTGGGAGCTGACCGGCCCCCACATCTCCACCTTGCTTCCCGTCTTCCGGTGCCCACGGACGGTGAAGCCGAAAAGGACGCGCGCGGTGTAGTTGTAGGTCGTGTTCTTCCCGCTGCTGCCGCCCTCCTCCTCAAGCCAAATCGGGACGGCCCGCCCATCCTCCTCAGCCGTTGCGCGGATGAAGGCTTCCACCTCGCGGGGCGTGCCGCGGATGCGGCGCACGTCGCGTATCCACAACTCGTGCGCGCCGCCCTCCAGCTTCCGCACCGCCACCTTGGCGCCTGCCGTCCAGTCCGGGTCGTTCTTGGGCTTGCCCCTCGCCCCCACACGCTCCTCGGTGGCGGCCAGGTCCCAGTAGCGCAGCCACCGCAGTCCGGCCGGCACTTCATCCACGAAGTGGAACCACTCGCGGCGGAACAGCTTGCCTGCCGGGCGGACGTTCCAGTCGCCATGGCGGAGTTGCATCCGCAGGACAGGGTCTGCGATGGCGGCGAGGCTTTTCTCGTACTCCGCCTTGTTGAGGCTGGGGTTGTCCTCCAGCTTCGAGGGCACGAAGGCAACCTCGCTGCTGGGCGGGACGTCGATGAACTTCGCCTTCACCCATTCATGGCCAATGCCGCCTGGGTTGGCACTCCCTCGCATGCGCAGCGGCACATCCATGGACTCCGGCTTGCGCAGGCGCCCATGAAGGTAGTCGTACATGGGCTGGGTGAACTGCGTCGCCTCGTCGAAGCCGATGAACTGGTACGCCGCGCCCTGGTAGTTGTAGACGTCGTCCGCGTGCTGAAGGTACGCGAACTTCAGCACGCTCCCCGCGGGGAAGCTCCACTGGTGAAGCTCCTTGTCCCAGTGGGCATCCGTCCCCATCAACCACGCCTTGCTGCGGGGAATCAGCGCGTCAGGCTGGTTCAGGTCCTGGTACGTGCGCCGAAAGAGGACGGCGGCGTACCCCGGCACATCGACGTACTGAAGCGCCGCCATGAGGAGCGCATCGGACTTGCCGCCGCCTGCGGCCCCACCGAAGAGCACCTCGCGCACCGCGCCCAGCAGGAGGAATGCCGCCTGGGTGGCGTGCGGCCGGTGCGGCACGTACTTAGTCATGCGCGGCTCCATCAGCCGCGCGAGCTGGCTCTGTGCTTCCGGGGGCAGGGAGCGCACCCATTCGGGCGAGAATCCCTGCGATGGCTGCAATCCGCTCGGGGTCGGGCTCGACATGCTTCACCTCGGCCTTCACGTCGGCCTTCACCTCCGCCTGGACGGGACCGCCGCCCTTGCCGGCCATCTCCACCCGCTCAAGGAAGTCCCCCTGGCTCTTGCCCAGGAGTTCCGACGCCTTGAGGCGAGCCAACGTCGCCTCGTCTTCGTCCCCCATCACCTCAGTCCAGAATGCCTGTCGCTGCTCCCGCGTGGCGATTCGGGGGCCGACCTGCTTCCCTTCGCGCGCGTCGATGAGTTTGCGAATGTGAGGATTTCTGAGGAGCCCCCGGGCAGTCTGCGCCAGGACGTTGTCACTGCCTGAGTACCCGGCTTGGCGCGCGGCCTCCGTGCCGTTGCCGTCGTACAACTCGGCGAACCGGCGCTGCTTCGCCGTCAGCGCCCGCGAGGACTCAGCGGGGGCCTTCGGGCCAGGGCTGGATCTGGACTGCCTGCGACGCTTGCTTGCCACGAGGAGGAGTCTCCCGGGCAGCGTGGACACCGTCCGCTGGCCAGAAACTCACCCACCTGCCTGAAGGAGGTATCTTCCCGCGTTCCTCTTGAAGAAGGAGTACACGGATGTTCGTCGACAAGACTGGTGCGCACACGGCCCCGACGTTGAGCCTCAAGCGCAAGACGCTCGTGTTCGACCAGCGGGTGAATAAGCAGGTCGCGTGGCTCGACGGGGTTGTCGTCCCTCCAATCGGTTCAAAAATCGAGCTGGCCGAACCGAACGTCACGGGATTCGTGACGGGCATCCGCCTGATGCTGGGTCAACCAGGCGGAGACACACACTCGGAGATTCCATCGAACGTGTGCATCGATGTCGAAATCCCCGAGGAGTGGTGGAAACACAACTCCTAGTTGCCGCGTCGCCCGTCGTCGCATCCCCAGAGGTCAAGCTGCGCAGCAGCAGGCACCTTCCGTCCCAGGGGATGCGGCTTCGGAACATGCGGAACCGGCTGCGCGGGCTCAGCGCCTGCATAGGCCAGGGCGGCCTTGCGCAACCTGTCTCGCGCCTTCGCGAACTCCTCCTCATCGTCGCTGGCGTCGGCGTAGGCCAGAGCCGCAGCCGTGAGGCGCTCCCAGGGGGACTCGTATGCCGGCGCCAGGGGCGTGGACATCGACTGGCCCCGCGTCACCCGCTTGAGGTGCGCCCAGCACCGCTTGTGCCGGGGCGCGGCCGCGTTGCGGCAGTCGGCCTCGGAGCACTGGGCAGGCTGGGAGCAGGAGGGCATCGCGACTCCAGTATCACCCACCCGAGGTATTCTCCACGAGAGGCATACTGGGCCAGGATGCAGTCAGTCGCGACCCTCGTGAAGCCCGCCTCCAAACCTCCTATCCTGCCGCGCGCGACTACCCACAGTGACAGCAATGGTCCGCTCCGTGCAGCCAAACCACTGACACCCGCAGTTCAGGACACAAAGCGCATTCAAGAGCACCAAATCATGCCACAGCACACACCCAATCTCGTCGAACTCTCCAGCGCAGAGGCAAAGCTAAAAATCAGACAATTCATCGAAGACGAACCACTGTTCAGCCCAATAAAGATTCAAATTAAAGATCCAATAAAATCAAACATAAAAGGCATACATCAATTGATGCCAGAAACAATACATCTCTACTGCGCAAGTGGAAATTGCAGCCACCTAGCATCAACCACCTGGGAGGCAGTAAACGCATCGGGCTCCCTGCACGCATACATTTGCGCCAGCTGCAAAGAAAGCAAGGCACAATACTGGTTTGACGTAAAGCTGATTGAAAAGCAGACAACAGGACTGGTCAATATGTCACCAGTCGAAGTCATCAAGAGCTTCGAAATATCAAAGCTTGGCCAACGACCTCACTGGGCACCGAAGATTCCAAATCGACTCCTGAAAAACCTCGGCCCGAGTGCGCAACTGTTTCGCCGCGGCGTAGCATGCCTCCAGGAAGGACTCGGCATAGGAGCCTCCGCTTATTTTCGAAGAGTAATTGAAGAGGAAGTGAAAGCACTTCTGGATCTAATGGAGAAGGCAGCCAATCTCGACGGCGACCAAGCCGCTCTCGAAAATCTCAAAACAGCAAGAGAGAGCCAAGTAGCTTCCGAGCGACTCAAGATTGCAGTCCAAAAGGTCCCCATATCGCTTAGACCCGGGAATGCCAATCCACTCGCCGTGCTGTATGGGGCACTCAGCGGAGCCGTTCATCAGGAGCCAGAAGAGGTCGCAATCGGAACAGCAAAACGGATTCTAAAGACGTTCATATTTCTTTTCGAAGAACTCAAAGAACGAATGGATTCGGCGGAGGCCTATGCAGCTGAAATCCAGCAAATCCGCGACGAGACGAAAAAATCAAGCAATCACTAACCGCATCCCGTTCTCCAGAAGCGTCATTCAGCCAAAGTGAATGACGCTTCGTCGCCTCGGGGCTGCGCCACGTAGACGACCAGGGACGCTCAACCTGAGCTAGGGCACAGCGCGCCATCGCTACCCCTCCGATTCCGCGCATACCTCGGCGGCCCAAGCGTCAAAGGCAGGCTGGGTTCGCAGCACGATTTGCCGGACAGCTTCGCGTGTGGTGAGCCCGGACTCGGACGCGAGCATCTCCAGCGTCACACCCTCGAAGCGGTAACGAAGGAAGAGGGCGACGTCCCTCCGGACACGTGCCCGCTGGGTGCTTGTCGGCCTATCGCTCAGATCCGCGAGGCGGAGACGCATCAGCGCCTCGGCAGCCCGGGCCATGAGACGTTCGCTGTCCCATGCATCCAGGCCGTCTTCCCCCAGTGTGTGGGTGAACAGGTCCAACCGCGTGGAGTCCGCCTCCTCGTCCTCCACCGCTGATGACGGCTGGTCGAGGCTCCACTCTCGCGGCGGCACCCACTCACCCGCCGGGAGCGGCACGACACGGGAGCCGCGCCTGTCGTACTTGCCGAGGAAGCTCCGCACCCACCAGAGGACGTAGGTGCAGAACTTCCCCAACTCCGGATTCCACGTCTGGGCCGCCCTCACCACGGCGAGCCTCGCCTCCTGCAAAACGTCCTCGTCCTGCCGCCGGAGGTGTCTGGCCCGCGCGAGGTGCCGGTGGGCCAGCATGAGGGCATACCCCTCCCACTGGAGGCACAGCGCCCGCTGCTCGTCGGTGAGGGGCTTTGCTGCGCACGTCACGAGCCGTCCCCTTCCCTCCCGCCAGGGGTGGCGTCACGGGGCAGCGTCTCCAGCACGCGGCCCACATTCGGCGGCACCCATCCAGCCGGCTTCATCACCTTCCCGTCGTCCCGGATCTCCGCCTTGCCTCCCGGAGCCTTGCGGAGGTTGGCTTGGGCCACCTCGTCGAAGCACTCCCGGGCCGGGGCACCCATGGTGACGAGCGTGCCGAGCGTCAGGTAGAGTGCGTCCGTCGCCTCGTGGGCCATGCGCGTCAGGTCGGGCTCCATCCACGGTACCGCTCGCACATCCAGGTCGCTCACATCGGCGATGTCGCATCCCATTGCCGACACCTCGACGCCGCTCGCCGCCGCGTACTCCAACACCTCCTCGAGCATGAGCCGAACCCTGAGAACCCGCGTCACCGCGTCCGGCATGGTGGGCCTGTCGGGGCACGGCTGGCCCGTCACGCGGTGAAACTCCCTCACCTGCTCCTGGTACGTGTCTTTCACTGGAGAACCCCCTTCAGCTTGAGCCTCGATGTTACCCATGGTTGGCCTCGCAGTGGTCGCGGAGCGCCTCGGCGTCCGCCAGCGCGTTGTGCGGCATCCGGCTGGTGCTCGCCGTGTTGAAGCCCGGCAGGCGCTGAAACTTCATGTCGAAGTCTGGCACAGGCTGCATGCGCCCCGGACCGGTGATGAGCAACGCCAAGAGGTGCTCGAAGTCCGTCGGCCAGTCGGCCACGATGACCATGTGGCCCACCGCCCGCTCCCGCATGAACGTCGCCAGCTTCAGCGACGCAAGCTCGCGCGAGACGAAGTCGCTGCCGAGGTGGGGGACGACGTGCGTCTCCACCCATGGGTCGGTCGGCCCCGCCCACTCGACCGCGACGTAGAACGACTCCAAGGCGGGGTCGGCCGGCACGAGGGCGAGGGACATCAGCTCGCCGCCGAAGCAGGTGTACTCGGCGTCCAGGTAATAGCGCATCACGGTTTCCTCGTGTTGGTGCTTCGATAACTCGCGGAGGTGGCCAGCGCAGCGAGCTCCTTCACCACCTTCGCCTTGGCGGGGCGCCGCGGCTCAACGTCGACGGCAGCGAGCGTTGCACGGGCTTGCGGCAGGTGATCCTGGGCGGAGCGCTGAAGCGTCGGGAACTCCGGAATCAACTCCAATGCCTCCAAGGTGTGGACGTCGCGGGCGGCCTTGGCCAGCGGACCGTCACCCCAGCCCACCTCCACGGTGACGAGCGGCTCGGGCCCCTTGGCCTGGGCGTACAGCCAGCCCACGAGAGGCGACCTGTCGTCCACGCGCAACCAGGTGGCGACCGCGTCGCGCACCGACTTCAGTGCCCCGCGGAGGTTGTCGTCGTCCAGCGCGCGCGGGGCCACTCGAGTCAAGCGGACGAAGAGCAGCGGGCCGGCCTTCCATTCCGGGCACCGGCGCCGCGTCGCAGCCTTCTGTGCGTCGGTGCGCTTGTGCTTGGCCGCCCAGTGCTCCCGCAGGTTGCTGGTGGACTGCGCTTTGATGGGTACCTCGAAGCGTATGCACGTCACCGGAGCACCTCCAGCACCACGCGCACCGCCCATTTCCCCGACGCGCCCCGGTGCCCAGCGATGATTTCCGTCAGCACCTGCGCCTTCCACACCTCGGACGGCAGCCACCCGCCCGCGCTCCCCGCATTGCAGTCGTACACGTGCAGCTCTCCTCTTTCTCTGTACAGGCCCACCCAGTGCGTGTGCCGGTACTGGGCGCGCTCCGGCGCCGAGTCCCATCTGCCCCGGAGTTGGATGAAGGCCACTCCGTGCACGTCCCCCTGGGGCATGCCCTGGATGACGCGGTGCTGGACGCCCTGGGCAGCGAGCGCTGCCGCCATCGAGGTGGGCGTCGTCCAGGGCTTCGCCGGGAAGCCAGTGAAGGCCCTGCGCACCGCAGCGAGCGGCACGCCCAGCACCGCGGCGAGCGCTGACGGACCGCAATTCGCCTTCCAGCCGTCGTTCGCGTCCCAGAGGTCCTGCGGCGTGTAGAGCCCAGGGCACGTCACTGGAGGCTCCTGTAGAATGCGGTCGTGGGCGCTCCAGCCCACGGGCAGGGGGGAACACCGCCATGGCCGACAGCAGCGACAGCGCCGAGGGGACTGACTGGACGAAGGTGCTGCTCAAGTGCCCGGAGTGCGGGAAGGAGAAGCTGGTGGTTCCCGACTTCGGACTCATGACGCTGGGCGGGCATCCGCCATCCCCTCAGTCCAGGTGCAACGTGTGCCGAATCGCCATCGTGACCAGCCACCTCTGACGTCATGGCTTCAGCCCTCCGTCCCGGATGCGCTCGTGCAGCAGGCATGTGCAGGCGCACCGGCCGTTGGTGCGCGAGAAGCGGCAGCCACGCTCGTGGCGCCCGTACCTGTCCAGAGCCGTGGCCACCTTGAGCAGCCTCGCCTCCAACTCGGCGACGCGCTCACGCGCAAGGCGCAGCGACTCCTCCAGTTCGGGGTGCTTGCGGCACGTCATGAAACGGCCTCCTCGGACACCACCTGTCCATCATGAGAGAGAATCAGGACGCGGCCCTTCCACCCCTCGGCGCGACACATGCGCACCATCCCGGCCGTGCCCTTGCCCAGGCCCGTGTCCGTGTGCGCGGCCACCCAGCGCACCGTCCACCCGCACCGGGCGTACCCGCGCGCGGCCTCGCGCATCACCTCGTTGCGCAGTGGGCCTGCTATGGGCCCCTGCGTCTTCCAATGCGCGGGGAAGCGGTCCACCTCATCCACCTGGAAGTCGGGCCACTCCACCGAGCACGCCACCTCCCACAGACGGTCCGCCCCCATGGCCGCCACTGGGTCGTCCCTGCGCCTGTCACCCGCACCGTGGATGAGACGCGCGCCCCGGATTCCCGCGAAGCGGCGCACGTAGGCGCGGAGCGCTGGCAGGTGCGCCACCGTGAGTCCGCTGCTGCCGCACGCGAGGAGGGCCAGCCGGGCACAGGCCGTCATTGGAGACCTCCGGCGTCAGCAGGCTGGCCAGCGAGGGTGACGCGTAGCTCCAGGCCCAGGGCACGGGCCGCGTTGTCGAGGGCGGGCTGGGCAAAGAGCTCCAGCCCATTCAGCGCGTACTGGTCCTTGGCTTCCACCACGAGGCAGGGGCCCTCCAGAGCCACCGGGAGCCCACGCCCAGCGGCATGCCCAGCGACGTATGACTGCCCGGCCGCGCGCAGCTCCTCGAGGAGTTGCTCCCACGCCCTGCCCGCAGGCGTGTCCGGCACCTCCAGCGCAGGCGGGTACTCGCCGCGCCCCACGTCAACGTCCGCCCGGCGCCGAGTCTCCGCGGGCGGACTGGTGTCCGGGCGGTACTCCGGGGTGGCGTTGGCCTCCCACCGGCGCACCAGGTCCGCAAGGGTGTCGCAGCGCTGCCTGTACCGCGCCTCCACGCCGTGCCCCCAGCGGCGCAACACCTCCGGCACGCCCCCGGTGCCCGCCAGGGCCAGCAGGCGGCGAGCAGCGGGGTCATCCCGGTACGGCTGCCACGTGTACGAACACCCCCGCGCCGCGAAGAAGACGCGCTCCACGCCGTCCGGGAGGGACTCCGCGGCGGGCGCAATGGAGGGGGGCGGCTCGAAGGGAAGCGTCTCGACAGGTTCCGCCGGCGCGACGGGGGGCGAGTACTCTTCCTCCTGCTCCTGGACGACGAAGCGCAGCCCGGCCAGGCCCGTGCGGTGGGCGTAGCCGTTCACCAGCCCCCGACAGGTGTCCTGCATCCAGTCCAGGGAGAACTGGTCCGGCGCGGCCACCTCAAGGCCAGCGTCGTCCAGGGCCACCGCGCGGAAGCACTCCAACCCTTCGCAGGCGCGGTGCTTGCCGTCTGCGCGCAGGGCGGCCAGCACCCGCGCCCAGGCCCGTGCAGCCTCGGTGCCCATGGGGACGTCCTCAAGGCACACCGCCGCCCCGGGCTCCTCATGCGGCGGCGCCTCGGGGCGCTCCGGGTCCAGACTCCAAGCGCCGCTGAGCAACTGCTCGGCCACCTCAAGGCCAGCGCGGGTCCAGGTCAGCACCCACACGACGTTGGCGCGCAGCCGGTTGGAGAGCTCGCCGCGGCAGGCCGGAGAACGCGGGACGAGGGCGAAGACGCGGAGCCACTCCTCCAGCGGGCGGCGACGCAGGGCCCCCAGGGCATCCTCCGCCATGCGCCGGGAAGTGCGTTCCCCCCAGGCCGGGAAGCCATGGGCCAGCGCCATGGCATTCCACCCCTCGCGCAGCGCGCGGATGTCGGGAGGCAGGGCGTCCGGCTTGCGGTACTCGCGTGCAGCCTCGCGGACGTCACGCACAGCGCGCGCATCCTGCGTGACAGCCACCAGCGCCCCCCTCGTTTTCGAGGCAGAGGGAGGGGGGAGAGGGGGTGTCACGCTACCTGTCACGCTGGCCTTCTGCCTGTCACGCTGGCGCTTGAGCTGCTGTCTCAACGTCGCAGGCTTCGGAATTCTCTTGGGGTTTTCCTCCCCCCCTCCCCCCTCCACAGCCGACGTCACGCTGACGGGGGCGGTGTCACGCTGATTGTCACGCTGGGACTGCGTGACAGCCGCCTTCGGCTGCGTGACATGGCCGAAGCTGGACGGCGGAGGGGGCATCACCTCCGGGGTGGTTGCAGGGCGCAGGCCCAGCACACTGGGCGCCAGCAGAGACACGGCCTGGCGCCAACCGTGGTCGACACCGGCCGCGTAGCTCTCCGCGCGAAGCCGGGCGTCGCGCTCCGCCAGAACCTGCGCGCGCAGCTCGGCGACCTGCTGCTGGGCGCAGGGGCACGCCTCCGTGAAGAAGTCCGGGGGGATGCCCGGGTCCTCGCCACGGGCATGGCGCGCGCGGTCCCCTCTTGGCGGGGGCAGTACCTGGGCGAGTTCCTCTGCAGAGGCAGGCTCCACAAGCGGCAGGTGCTCCGCGTCCTGCGACAGCTCTTCATCGGCCGGGCGCTGGGTGCAGGCGGGCATGGCTACGATTCCTCGGTGGAGACGGGCACGGTGGAGAGAAGGGGCGGCGGCACCAGCACGCAGGGCGGGCGCATGCAGCAGGTGGGCGGGACGGGCTGGCTGCGGCACCCGGCACGCCAGGGGTGGCCGTGGCGGCAGGTGGGCCACGGGCCCGGGTAAGCAGCCTGGACGGCAGCGCCTGCGGCCGTGGCCCCGTGCGGCGCCAGCTGGCCGGCCTCGGTGAGGCTGGTGCCCAGCCGGACGGCACCGCACACGTGGCAGGTGGTGGCGCGGAGGCGGAGGCAGCTCAAGGGTGGGCCTCCTGGTGGCAAGCGTGGGGCCCGCAGTCCGGGTTGAGGCAGCGGAATGCCTTGCACGAGGGGCACGGCGTCATGGCCCGGCGGCAGCTGCACAGGCGCAGCAGCTTGTCCTTCAGCGTCGGCGCGGGCTCGCGTTCCAGGGCCTTCGCCGAGCGGGCGCTGAAGTCGTCCCAGAGCGCCTTCGCCGCATCCCGGGCGGCCTTGTAGCCGGCGCGCACCGCAGCACGGACGTCCTCGGGGAGTTCCCAGCACTGCGCCACTGGGCCGGGCTCAACGGGCACCAGCTCAGGCAGGCGGATGACATCGGCCAGCCACAGCCCCACCGGCCCCACGTACCAGCGAGACTCGCGGGGGACGTCCGGCCACTGGGACACGGCCGCCACCCGCGCCACCGCGAGCACCGTGCCGGTGTGGATGTCCTCTGGAGCGAAAGGCCGAATCCCCCCGTGGACGTCCATCCAGTGGGCGATGCCTTCGTCGTACTCGCCCGCGCATACCGCGACGTAGCCGCCCAGGGCCTCCGGCGGAGGGGCCACGGACAGGTTCACCACGGGCGCCGTGCCCAGCTCCACGCTTCGCGCGAGGGGCTGGGGCACGGTGACGGCGAGCAGTGGCTTGCGCGTGGTGCAGGTGCTCATCGAGGACCTCCGGAAACGCGAGCCAGCGGAAGCCCGTGGAGCGGGTCCTCCGCCGGGGCCAGGCAGCCAGGGCTGAGCCAGATGCGCTCGCGCAGGGCGTTCTCGTGGTTCCCCCGCGCGGCCGCGTACCCGCCCGGCGCCTTCCACGCGACGCAGCGCCAGGACGCGGGCATCTCGTGCGCGCCCTCGTAACCACACAGGGCGATGCGCAGGCGCGGGTTGTCCCCGTTCGCCACTGCCCACTCGCGCACGCGGTGGGCCACCTGCAGGTACTCTTCGGCGTAGATGCTGGGGTCGCGCCCCGCGGCGTCGGAGTACGGCGGGTCCAGCAGCACGCCCGTCACGCCGATGCGCTCCGTGACGTTGGGCGAGAGGATGCGGCTCCAGTCTCCACAGCAGACGCGCACGTAGCGCAGCCGGTCCGCTAGGGCCTGCATCCACGTATGGAGCCCGCCCTGCTTCCCGGTGGCGTGGATGCCCATGCCCGACGCGCCACCGTCGCCCCTCACCAGGGGCATCTGGTTCGACAGGCCATGCACGCCCCGCCCACCGCGGCCCAGGCTCGGGCGCTTGCCCCACTCCGACGCGCGCCCCAGGTCACGCAGGCGCTGCGCGTGCACTCCGATGCCGTCCGTCAGGTGTGGGCGCTGCTCGTGCTCGGACGTGGCCTTTCCGCGCACGGCAAGCTGGTGGACGCCCCGGCCCGGCTTGTCGAGCATCGGCCGCTTCGAGTACTCGGACGTGGCGATGCCGCACGTCTTCTCGGAGCCGGCGGCGTCCTGTGCCTCCCAGGAGGGCTGGGCGCACCAGCCGCTGCCAATCCACTGGCAGAGCCCCCATACCCACCACCCGGCGACGCGCGCGTCGAAGTACTCGGCGTCCTGCCGCATGCGCTGGCGGAACTCCACCTGCGCCACCAGCCACCGGTGCCGGGCGTGCAGGTCCGCCTCGTTGACGGGCCAGTCCGCGTGGTGAGCTACCTCGTCCGGTGCCGCCGCGAGCGCCCGCCAGAAGTTGGCGAGGTAGCAGTCCAGGTCGTTGACGGTCTCCACGCCCGGCGCGGTGGGCCGGGCCAGCAGGACGGCGAGGCTTCCGGCGAAAGGCTCCACGTAGTTGGCCACGTCGCCGAAGGCGGCCCACACGAGGTGGGCCGCGCGGCTCTTCCCGCCAAACCAGGGGAAGGGAGCTCGGAGCGGAACGCAGGGTGTGGTCATGCCGCGTACCCCTCGTTCGGTACGGGCGCGTCGAACCAGTAGTCCCCGCGCAACGCCCAGCCCTCCCCGAGTTCGGAGCGCAGCAGGGACTCCAGCAGCACCCTGCCCCAGGCCAGCGCACCACCCACGGGGATGGCGTTGCCGATGTGCTCCCTCCACACGCTGTCGCTGTTGCCCGCCAGCACCAGGGGCGCGCCCCGGTGGACGTGCGGCAGTCCCTGGAGGACGGCCAACTCCAGCGTGGTGAGGGGCCGGTGCCAGCAGCCCGACAGCGGAGAGAGGATGGCCGGCGCCAGCGTCCCCTTCAGTGGCTCCCAGCCCTCGGCCAGGAGTTGGAGCGCCAAGCGGATGTCGATGGCCACGCGCGGGTGGGGCAGACGCGGGTCCGCCACCGAGCACGAGCCGTTGTCGAGTTGCATGCTCCCGGTGATGGTGCCGGCGGTGGTGTCCCAGCCGATGACGCCGTAGAAGCCGTTGCGCCCGTGGCATCCCAGGCCCAGGCGCTCCACACGCTCGTCGGCCACCGAGGCCTGCGCGTTGCCCCCGCTCACCGTGGCCTTGCCCGTCACCGTCGGGCTCGGCGCCCGCCAGTCCCCGACACCGAACAGGCCCGGACGGCCGGCGTAGCTTCCAGCTCCGTCCGCCGTCTGCCCCAGGCCGAGCAACTCAAGCGCGCGCGGGTCGGCCACAGACACCGGAGAACTGCCCCCGGACACCCAGGACGTGGCGATGACGGTGGCCGAGGGCCGGGTCCAGTGCAGCACCCCGGCGGCGCCTGGTCGGGCGTCCTTGCGCATCGCCAGGGCTTCCAGCGGGCGAGGGTCAGCCGCGGAAGGCGCACCAGCCGTCATCGACGTCACACCGGTGACGCAGTGGGCGGGGTCCGCCCAGTCGCCCACGCGGTACTGGTTCGTGAAGCGACCGTCCTTCCCGTAGCCCAGTGCCTCCAGGGGGCGCGGGTCCTCGACGGCGCACAGGCCCGCGCCGCCCGGCCCGGACACGGTGGGCGACGGCGCCGCCCATGCCTGGACGGGGTGTCGGCGGTGGACCTCCCGCCGCTTCTGCGAGGCCTCGACGGGATTGCCGAGCTGTTCCTCCACCATCGCGCGGAAGGCAGCCGTGTCCATGCCCGTCGGCCACAGTCCGCGCTGCTGGAGCGTCTCCACCACGTGCCCGCGCTTGGGCAAGTCCCGCCAGTCGCCGCCCGGGGGGATGAGCGCCAGGCGCACCGCGTTCAGCCACGAGACACGAGGCAGGCGGTGCATACGGCCTGCGCGCGGGTCATCCGGCCACGGCAGCGGGGCCAGGACCTCGCCCACGCCGCGAAGTCCCTGGTAGGGAGGCAGCGCCACCTGCACTGGGCAGCGGCGCGAGTCCCGGGCAGACAGGGTGAAGCGCTCACGCGACTGCGCCAGCCCACCCTCCTGGCCGAGGTCGTGCGTGGTGACGTTCACCTCGTAACCTGCCGCGCGCAGGAGGCGAATCGTCTTTCCCAGCACGTCCCGGCAGCGCGTGCGGAAGCTGGGCACGTTCTCCACGACGATGAGCCGCGGACGGTTGTCCCGCTCCGGGTACGCCGCGAGCACCAGCTTCGCCGCGTGGAACATGAGCTGGTTCATGTCCTGGTACTTCGCGCTGGCGGCCATCTCCGCCGGCAGCAGCTTCGAGGCGCCCTTGCACGGTGGGCTCCACTTCGTCATGTCCGGCGCGTCGGAGCCCCAGAAGGCCCGCAGTTCCTCCGGCGTCAGAGTCGCGATGTCCGCGCAGAGGGACGGCGCGCCCGTCAGGTACGTGAAGTCCTCGCAGCACTTCGCGTCGAAGTCGACGCCGCCCAGGTTGCGCCAGGAGGCGGTGCGGCCCGCCACTTCGACGGTGGCCATGTCGTGGCCCATCGACCCGGGCCCAGAGCCACAGAAGAGGTAGCCGACGGTGAACTCGTGGTGGGTGGCGCAGCTCATGGACGGCTCCCAATGCAGTGGGCGGCGATGACGGTGAGGACGACGGCACAGCCCGCCGCGCAGAAGGCGGTCTGGATCTGCTGCTCGCTCAGCCAGGGCAGCACGAGCCCGGCGGCGGTGGAGCCCACGGCGAGGAAGCCGAGGGCGAAGGTGGTGGCGCGCAGGCTCAAGAGAGGGACTCCATCCACGGCACCGGCGTGAGGTGACCGGGCAGGTAGAGCGGGTGCTTCGGGTCCCCTCCCCTGGTGAGCCCCAGCGCGTGGACAGCGTGGCGCTGCCGCAGTGCCGAGAGCACGGCCGGGGCACGGTGGGTGGTGCCGCGGAAGGCGCCCCACGCGGCGACCACCAGGTGAGCATCCGACGAGGCACGGACCAGGGCGGCATCGTTCTCCGGGCCGACGCGGTCCACGCCGCGCACCAGCAGCTCTCCAGGGTCCGTGGCGCGGAAGGCGAACAGGTTGCAGACGGTGAGCGCGCCGAAGCCCCAGGACTGGGCGAAGCCCACGCAGCGGCGCAGCGTCGGGTCATCCTGGGTGCCATTCGCGGTGCTCGGATTGAGCATGACGAAGAGCACGCGGCGCACGTCCGAGCCCTCCGCCCAGGTGCGCCAGAGGCGGTAGCGATACAGGCCGCACGCGCTGATGTCGGCGCCAGCATCCAGGTAGCGGCAGCTCATGGACGGGCCCCCCGAGCAGCAGCCCACCCGGCGTGCACGCGCTCCAGGATGGGCTCCGGCAGCGTCCACAGCCCCTGGGCGCCGCGGCAAGCCACGGGCGTCGGGAGCTGGACGACTTGGTCCAGCGTCCAGCCCACTGGCCCGCCGAACCAGGGTGACTCGCTGTCGCGCACCACCCCCGCGAGACGGGCCACGGCGATGATGACGCCGGAGGGCTGCTCACTCTCGCCGGGCACCTGGACACCGAAGGTGTCAGCGATGGAGTCCGCCGCGTCCTGGTCCCACTTCTTGCCGGCGTGGATGGCGAGCCAGCCGCCCACCATCGCGCGCGGGGGCTCCCAGGTTCGGTTCTCCACGTCCTTGCCCGCGCAGGCGATGGCCCAGGCCCAGGGGCGGATGAGCGTCAGGCCGCGGATGCGCTCGGTGCTCACGCGTCCTCCCGGGGCTTCCGCGCGGCGCTCACCTCGAAGATGGTGGCCTGCCTGTCCCGGTACTCGCCCTTCTGGCGGATCACCTTGGACAGCCTGCGGGCCTTGGCGGAGAGGTCGCCCTCCGTCTTCTTGAAGTCCTTCATGGCCGCGGCCTTTTCCTCGCGGACCTCATCAATCTTCTCGAGGACGCCGGCCAGTTCGTTGGACTTCTCCAGCAGCTGCTCGCGGCTGTACGGCACGAACTCCTGGGTGGACTCGCTCACGGCGTGGCTCCTTCCTCGACATCGGTGGTGGCGGTGTCGCGCAGGTACTTCTCCGCGGCCTCGGTGCCAGACGCGGTGAGCAGCAGAGAGCGCGCCGCCTTCGACTCGCGGGTGAGGCGGCGCTTGCGCTCCAGCGCCGTCAGCAAGTCATTGACGCCGTTGGTGGAGGCGACGCCCAGACGGGCGGCCAGCTCGCGCACCGTGGGCGGGAAGCCGCGCTCCTTCGTCATGACGAGGATGAGGGCCGCCACTTCCTTCTGCCGTGGAGTCAGCGGCTCGATGGAGACATTGCCGCGCTCAAGTTCCGGGCGGCGGCGACGCGGACGAGGGTCTGGACATGGAGTCATGCGGCACCTGCCTTTCGGGTGTGACGGCGGTCCTCACGGCTCCGGCAACGCTCGCGGTAGAGCGTCGTCAGGTGCTGGGTGAGCAGCCGCACGTCGTTGGGGGTGTTCTGAATGCCCTTCCACTCGCGCCGACCGGTGGGCGCCGGGAAGTCCCAGGCCCCCTTCGCCCACGCACAATCCGCCGCCACCAGGGCGAGCTCGCGGCGGAACAACTCTTCGGTGAGTTCCTCGCCGCAGCGGCGCAGCTCATCCACCGCGCCATCCATGAGCAGGCCCAGGGCCGTCACGCCCGCGCCATGGAAGAGTCGCGACTCGCTGGGGTGCTTGCCCCACGCCTCCGGCCAGGTGGCGCGCACGGCGGACCACCACGCACTCACCAGCCGCACCATTGCGTCCACGTCCTGCGGCTCGCGGCTGTAGAGCGCCCCGTCGGAGAGGCTGTACTCCAGGGACTTGAGGAGGCTGGTGTCCTTGAGGAGGGCCGTCCGGCCACGCCACGCCGCAGGCGTGCGGCCGGTGCGCAGGGGGTTGGTGACGGTGACGACGAGTCCTCGCAGCGGACTGGCCGCATCCTGGTTGAGGCGCTCCACCAGCGCGGCGGGGAGCCGCTTCGTCTCCAGCGCGGCGGGAAGTGCGCCGTGCGTCGTGGGCAGCAACTCGTGGATGAGCCCGGCGGGGAGTGGCCGCGTCCGGTTGACGAGAATGAACTGCTCGGCCTGCTCGCCGGAGCTGTCGGTGATGAACGCGACGCACGCGAGGCGGAAGGCCGCCACCAACGCGTCGCGCACGGCGGCCAGGCGCTGCTGGCCATCCACGATGAAGCCGGGTGCGCGCTCCTCCCCCTCCAAGGGGATGACGAGGTGCCCATGCTCCGCTCCTGGCGCGAGTTCCTCGAAGCGGACGCGCGAGTCGAAGGCCAGCACCACGGCGTTGGGCACCAGCGGCGACGCGCTCTCCAGGTACTCGCGGATAGCCGCGATGTGGCTCAGCACCTCGGGCCGTTGGTAGCCGGTGAGTTGTCCGTCGGCCCGGCGAACGCGGGACACCGTCGCGAACTCGGGCACCCTCTTGCCGTCTACCGAGAACAGGTAGAGGTGCCGCCCAGGGGACTGCTCCACGCGAAGCGCCGCGACGCGCAGAACCTTGGCCGGCGGCGCAGCCCGAGTTGCCTCGCGGGCGCGGCGAGCCTCAGACAGCACGCGCAGCCGTGCGCCCTGGGTAGCGCCCTTGAGAGGCTCCACCAGCGTCCAGCCCTCGCGGGGTGACTCTTCCAGGGCAGCACGGAGCGGCGCCACGTAGGCGGCCCCGGCGTAGACGTGCAACTCCACGGAGTCGGCCGGGTAGATGCGAGCCAGCGCCTCCACCACTCGCCTGCCCCAGGCATCACGCTCGGAGCGGGCCATGCTGGCCAGAGTGACGTCGTAGGGCTCTACCTGGGCGGCATGCGCCACCAGCCCGTGGAGCGCCGACACGACGAAGACGTGCTGGCATGACGCCTCCGCCTCCGCGAGGTGAGCGCGGAACAGGGTCCCGGTGTAGAGGTCGCGGGCGGGCGCGGCATGCGCACGCTTCGCCTTGCCACACCCCACGAGCGCGATGCGAAGGGCCGTGCTCATTGAGCGCCCTCCGCGTCGTCGTCGACGACGTAGATGTCGAAGTCCTCGATGTCGAGCGGCTTGCCCTGGGCCTCGGACGCGTCAACCAGCCGCTGCAGGCTGGCGTACGCGAGCGTTTTCGCCTCGTCGGAGTTGCGGCCGTCCTCCTTCACTTCCGGAAGGCCTTCGGCGCGGATGGTGGTGCGCCAGCCCAGAGGACCACCGGGAGTGCTTTTGAAGAAGAGCTGCGGGCGCCGGGTGCAGTTCATGACGCGCGCCCTCGCAGGAAGGGCACCCCGTCCGGGTGCTTGCAGTTGATGGACGCCAGCTTCGCGGCCGAGCGCTCCACCACGTGCCGCGCCTCGGACACGGAGGAGTCCCAGACGGACACAACAGGGTCGCCGCTCGCGTCGCGAGCAGTCACGCGGTAGCCGCTCCCGCTGCGCACCTCGGTGCGCGAGACGATGGCTGGCGCCGTCGCCTTCTGGGGCTCCGCGCACACGGGCGGGGCCAGGACGATGAGGTGGAGGACGCTCACGCTCCACCTCCCACCCGCACCACCAGGGCCGTGCAGTTGTCCCGGCTCTCCTTGGCCAGCGCGAGGCGCACCAGCTCCTCGGCGGCCCACCGCGCGTCACGCGTGGGTAGCTCGCGAAGGATGGCGCGAATCTCAGGGTGGCCCAGGGTGTCCGAGACGCCGTCGGTAGCCAGCACCCAGACGTCGCCTGGCTCCGTTTCCAGGACACGCACGTCCGGCTCCGAGGAGCAGTCCGGACTCGTGGCCCCCAGGCACCGGTTGAGGACGTGCCGGTACTCGCGGTGGTCCTGGGTGAGCTGCTCAAGAACTCCGCAGCGCATCCGGTACACGCGGCTGTCGCCAACGTGCGCCACCACTGCGGACGAGCCCGCCAGCATCAGCATGGCCAGGGTGGTGCTGCCTCCGGAGGCCAGGACGGACACCTCCGCCTTGGCCACGGTGCTGCGCGCGAGCGCGTCCGTCAGCGGGCCCGCGGACTGGGCCGCGAAGAGCACCGAGTCCACCGCGGCGCGGCTGGCCAGGTCCCCGTTGGGGTGCCCGCCCAGCCCGTCCGCCACGGCGAACACGGACATGGCGCCCACGTCGTGGCCGACCGCGTCCTCCTGGTAGGACCGCAGGCCGCGCTCCGTGCAGGCCCCGACGTCGTAGGCCAGGGGCTGGCCCTGGGTGGCAACGGCGGCGCTCATCGCCCACCGCCCTTGCCCTTGCGGGCGTCCGGCGTGGTGGACGGCTGTCCGGCGGTGTGACGACGGGCTACCTCGGCCAGGACAGCGGCGTGCGCCTCCTGGTACCCGAAGGGGCCGGTGCACACAGCGGCGTAGCCCGGGATGCTCGCGCGCCAGCCGTCGCCCACCTGCTCGAATTCGAGGGCGAAGCGGGCTGGGAGGCGACGGACGGGCGGCGATGGGGGGACGACGGTCGACGGACGAGTGGCGTTGTTGTCAGGACGAGACATAGGAATTCCCTGGCTGTGAATGGCGGCGCGAACGCCATCCGCGACATGCGCGCCCTAGTGACTGACCACCGAAGAAGTTGGCAGACGGCTAGGAGCCGAGCGCCCGAAGAACGGCAAGCGCATGTGCCAACGCGTGGGGGTAGCACGCGAGGTCCGCACACTCGCGACAGCCAGGGATGGGCGGCACCTTGGCGCGATAGGCATCAGCGAGCTGCGTGTCTGCCACGTGCTCAACTGCGCTCATCGCGCGACCACTCAACGTCACTCGTGCAACTGGAGCAGCATCGGAAGTGCGCGTACTTCCACCAGAATCAACAGGCGCCAACTCCCGCAACTCGTCGGATTTCTCTAAAAAAATGAAGGCCTTGGGCTTGCGCCGCGGACAGAGCGAATCCTGACTGCCTGACAGTCATTACCGCCACGCAATTCCAGACGCGCGAAAGCGAACGTGTGCCGCTCCAGCCGGGCGGCTCCCACACTGCGGGCGCAGGCCCGGAGCCTCGGCGTCTCCGCCGCGCTCCGGGCCGTGTTCGACGCAGCGGGCTCAGCTCAGGGTCGCGATGCCCTCGCCCAGCAGATCCGCCTCGCGGCCACGGCGCGACGGATAGCGGTCACCGAAGTCCTCCAGGTTGGCCTTCGCGTCGTCCCACCGCTGCTCCGTCACCTGCGCGAAGAAGTTGGGCGTGGCCGTCTTCAGCGAGCCGTACTGGAAGCCCACGGAGGCAATCACCGTCTGCATCTCCCGCGGCAGCTCCGCGAACTTCGGCCGGCTGCCACCGTCCGCGGCGTTCAGGCGCTCGACCTCGGTGTTGTACTCGTTGACGACGTTGTCCAGCGCCTCGCCCTTCACGGCCCGGTCCAGCTCCTTGACCTCTTCCGCCGTCAGGTTCAGCGGGTTCTCCGCCAGGAAGTCCGCGGCGTCCTGGCCCTTCTTGCCCAGGTAGGGCTCCAGCTTCGTCTTCAGCGCGTCCGACAGCCCCAGCCGGTCCAAATCGTTCATGTCCCGGGCGCCCAGGTCCACGCCCGTGCCCACCGTGACACCGCTCTTGCTCCCCGTGGCGTCCGGGACATAGCCATCCTGTACCGCCCGGCCCTCCTGCTCGGCGATGAAGTCCCAGTCGACGTCCGGCTCCGTCGCGGCGGCAACTCCGCCCTCCGGAGCCACGGCCTGGGCCTCGACCGCCGGTTGCGACTGCTTCGCCGCGTGGGCGGGCCGCGAGTCCCAGCCGTCCTTCACCGAATAGCCCTTGGCCTTGTTCTGCTCGGGCTGCCGCGCGTCCTCGCGCCGGTTCGTCTCATTCCGGAGGCCGCGGGCGGAGTCCCCTCCCGACACCCGCGATTCCCGCTGGGAGCTTCTTGAAGACGAAGAGCGATCGATTCCAGTCAT